TAATATTCCTTTGAAGGTTTTAGCATTTCATATACTGTGGGGTCCATTGCCCTTTCATATTCTGAATGAAATCTATCTGAATTTAAAATGCGGAATTCTATATTATGTTTTGCAGCTAATTCTCTTCCTTCTTCAATAGAATTTTCATTATAACCAAAAACAATCCACTGCCAAACAATATAACACCCCATATCTGAGCCCATTTTCATCATCTCAAACACTTGTTCTCCGTTTTGATTGACTCTATATTTTGAACTCTGATGTGGAAGTCCATCTAAAGCAAAAAACCAATGAACTGGAGCATTTTGAACTATTACACCTTCACCTGGACGTGATAGTTTAAAAACAGTTTCCCACCAATCTCTTTTCTTACCAGACCCATTAGTCACTATCATTAATTTTCTTTTATATTTTTCTATAACAATTTTCATCAATTCTATAAATTTTGGATGATATATTGGGTCGGACAAATTTCCGCAAAAAATTAAATCATCAAAAAATTTACATAACTTTTTTAAATCATCAGTCCGTATGTTACCATACTCCCTTTTAGCTTCTTTTACTAATTCAGGTTGAAGTGTCCTTATACACATGGGGCATTGTATTGGGCAAGAATATCCTAAATCAATCGAAATTATACTTCCTTCTTTTTCATTATTAATAATAGTTTCTTCTACATTACGATTAAATATATTTTTAAAAAATTTCTCTTTAGTTGGCAAAGTGTGGTGGTATTTGTTACCAAATACATCAACATCATTATCATCAGATCCACATACTTGCAGGCATTCCCGCGGCAGCAACCAGTTTCCGTCAGAGCTCTGCCAGTCATGGTGAGAAATTAATTTATTAATAAAATCGTCCCATTGGTCTGAAAGTAAAATTTCTTCTACTGTATCCACATTTTTTAATTTTAGTTCTTCATCATATATTCCTAGGTGTTCGCTGACAGAATTCTTATCTGTCAACCAACAACACGGAGCAATATACCCATTGGACATAAATTTTAATGAGTTAATCATTGCTCTCTGCATACATCTAGGATTTAACACTACAAAACCTCTTACAAAGGACACAAGTATCGTTTTCTATTTGCCATGATTCGGGTAATGTTTTTGTAAACCAGTCTGAATTAATAATTTCTTCCAAAGGTTTTTTAAAAATATTATAATCATCTTTGTTTTTATAATACTCCAATATTATTTTCATATTATAATAGCCTACTCTTTCAGGATGGCTTGATGACCTTTCCCAACCATCCAAACCTTTAGTATTCATCACTTTAAATGCACTGTTAGCAAAAAAACAACACGGCCATACCTGGCCATCCACATTCACCACAATTCTTTTATTTAACATCCACTCACATTTAATTGCTGGCATGTCTTATTTTTTCCAAGTGCTCATCATTAGACAGATCCCACCAAACCCAAAAAAAATCATTCGCTTGCCAATTAGATTGATGTAATTTTTGTTTCTGGCCTGATTTATCAACAAACATAAATTCTTTAGTTGGTATATAACCCCTTTCGCCTGTGCCTGGAGGATCATCCAATTTAAAAAATCTATCTGATTCTATAAAAGTGATACCAGCAGCCCCTCTCCGCTTTGACAACAGAGCTATATCATACATACTTTTTCTATTGTGCTCAAAGATAACAGAGAACGCTATTGCTTTAGCTTTTGTGTTGCTAAAAGATTCCATATTATTTAAAATCTTTTCTAAATTGGTGTTTTGTCTATATAAAGAATGTTGTTCTTGTGTGATGCCATCTATATCAAAAACTACAACCAGCCGAGAACCACCTACTTTCCCCAACTCCCACCACCACTCCTCATCTCTAACACTACCATTAGTGTTTATCTGTACCCATGGCAAAAAAGAATTATCTACAATATACTCAACAATTTTAAGTATATCTTTATTTAAAATTGGATCTCCCCACGTGCCACACAAATCAAAATGATGAATCTTATCTAAAATTTGTTTGGGGAAAGCTTTTTTAAAATCTTCTAAAGACCATTGCTTAAGAGGAAGCCAATCTACTTTTCCAAGTCCATTAGCATTTGTTCTATGGCATTGAGGACACTTAGCATTACAGTAGGTCGATATATCGAGCCACATTATCAATTCATTATTATCAAATATTTGATTATAATTTTCTATTGAATGAAAGTCCACCACACTAAAAACCCTAAAAAGGACCAAAGAAATACTTTTTTGCCATGAATTAAAAAGTAATTAATGGTACGCAATGGTTTTAAACTACCCATTTCTTGATGTATAGATAATGCTCGGCGCAACTCCAGCCTAACTGGCAAAGGAAATGGCTTCATATCAGACGCCCATTCATCCCAAGTTTGAATTGGATCCATATGCGACTCTTTATAAGCAGTTTCATAAACCTTCTGTGATGGCCAATTTTCACACCAACTTAATAAACTAATATAGACATCATCGGTCAAATCTTTATAATTTGGTTCAACATTTGGTAGATAATTTGCAATACTGCTTAGTATATATTTTGATAATTTCCCATCAAACATATTAATATCCTCGTTTTTTAATTAATTCAAATCTCTTTCGAGCTCTTAATCGTGCCTTGACCTTCCTTTTAGCTTGTTGTAAATGGTACAATGAAGTTTTTGTATCAAAGGTAATACCATTTAGATGGTCTATTTCGTGTTGAAGTATTCGGGAGGTCATTCCGCTAAATTCACTTACCTCTTGTTTACCTTCTTCTGTATACCATTCCATTATAATATGATTTGGTCTTTTAATCTTTAAAAACAATTCAGGAAAACTCAAACATCCCTCGACCATATAATTTAATTCATTATCTGGATATGTATTTGCAGTTTGATCCCAAAAAATCTGCGGATTAAAAAAAGCCTTAGCATAATCTTCAGCACCTTCAACTGTCATATCACTTAAACCAATAACTAATACTCTACTATTTATTCCAACTTGTGGAGCTGCCAGTCCAAGGCCAGCCTTTTCTTGCCGGATCGCTTGCATATTAGTTATAAGTTCTTTTGGTTCCACAATTGGATTTTCAAAATCAAAAGGATCACAAACCTCTTTCAATATCTTATTTTTTTCTGTGACTAATTCCATTATCTTAACCTACCATTTTACTAAAATTATTTTGTTTTTCAAACCGAATTGTAGAATCAAACTTATCTACATTAAGGTCACTTTTATGTGATATAATAAACACATTTTCTCCTGACAATTTATTCACAATCTTTAAAAACTCATCCGTTCCGTTATAATCCAAACTACTATCAAATATTTCATCAAGCACCAATAGGTTAGTGTTTGTGCTGTTCTTCATCTTGGCTATCTGTCTCCATGTAAACAAAAGTGCCAAGTCTATTCGCATCTTCTCTCCTTCACTAAAGTTAGCATAGGAAAATACATCTCGGTATCTACTCTTGATTGTCTCATTAAATTCTTCATCAAGGTTAAACTGTGCAGGGAACTCAAGTGCAGACAAATAACTATTGATTAGTTTGTTCATCACTGGTAAATACCGTTTAATAATCTTTGTCTTAATACCGGAGTCCTGTAACAGTTGTCTTGCTATCCTTAGATAATTATTATCTTCTGTTAGTCTCTCTTTCTTTTTCTCAATTGTCTTGAGTTGGCTCTTATATGTTTTAAGTTTTGTCTTTTCTTCTGCCAGTTCAGCATCAGCCTTATTAAAATTCTCTATTTGTTGCATCAGTTGTTTATTAAAGGTGATGATAGAATTTGATGATGCTGTATTCTTTGCTACTTCAACTTCATGGTTACGATTAGTTTCTTCATGTTGTTTAAATTCTTGCACACGATTGCCCATAGATGTAAGTTCTTCCTTGAGTTGTGTTGTGGTGCAAGCATTTGTTATCATCTTGTTTGTACGTTCTTCAATTGCTTTCTGTTTAAAATCCTCGTCAATGTTTTGTTCACAAGTTGGGCAGTTATCATTCTCCTCAAAGAATGTAATTTCTTCTTTGGCCTTATTAGACTTCATATCTAATTTATCTTTTATCCTATTCAATTCATATACATCATCGTGTAACTTTTGTTGTCTAGGCAAAACATGTTCATTCCATTCATCAATCTTATTTTGTAACATATTGATCTGAGCAGTTAAGTTGTTCATTTCAATTTCATTCTGAGCAATCTTCTGTTCAAGTGCCTTCTTATTCTCTTTACTATTCTCTTTGCTCTTTTCTATATGTCGTTCAGCCATATCAATCTGAGTCTCGGCCATCTCATACTGGTGTGCAATATCTTTCTGTTCATCTTTCAGAAGTTTGATTCTTGTTTTAAGAATCATATTCATTATAGAAAATATTTTAATGTCCAAGATTTCTTCTACAACATCACGACGATTTCTAGGAGTCAGTTGCATAAACGGAACGAATGATGATGATCCAAGAATGACTACCTGTGTAAATGACTGATAGTTTAGCTTGAGAATATTATTCTCCAAATGTTTCTGATAGTCACGAACACTGGCGTCTTGGTTCAACATCTTGCCGTTCTTGTATATCTCAAACCGATTGGGTTTAATACTCCGGATGATATGAAACTTCTGTCTCCCAATATTAAAAAAGACCTCAACCTTACAGTCACGCTCATTCACTGAGTTGACCAGTTGGTCCTTTTTAATATTACGAAACGCCTTACCAAACAAGCCAAAACACAATGCATCAAGTACGGTTGACTTACCCGATCCATTGTCACCGATAATCAGTGTAGTGTTATGTTTGTCTAATTCTATTTCTGTTGGTGTATTGCCTGTTGATAAAAAATTACGAAAACTGACCTTACGAAAAATAATCATTCAATCTCTTGTGCCTCTACATACAAACCTCTTAGTAGTTTGTTTAGTTTTGGTTTGTCTAGTGCCTCACTATCAATCTCACCTACATACTTTTCTAGCAATGACATTGTATCTTCAATTTCATCCAGTTCTTCATCTGCAATAGCGTTTGGGTCAAGGTCACTAAAATCCTCTACAATCTTTAATTCAAGAAAGTTACCTGTATCATAACACGATTCCACGAATCTGTCAAAGGTATAGAAGTCAGTTTTATTTACCACAAATATTTTTACATATGTGTTTTCATATTCTGATAAGTCCATACTCAGCATATCTTCTTTTGTATCGTCATAAAAGATTTTCTTGAATAGTCTGTTTGGGTTCTGATAAAACTCCGTCTCTCTAGTTTCGGTATCAAATATATGAAATCCTTTTTTAGTATTCCAATCATTCCAATACATTTCATATGGAGAACCTATATAATAAATGTGGCCATCGTCTTGCTGTTGGTGAAAATGGCCAGAAAATACTCTTTCATATCTCTTAAATAACTCTCGTTCTAAACCTTGGTCACAATAAAATCCAGGAATCATTTCGCTTCCTATAATAGCTAAATGGCCCATAAGAATTTCCGCTTTAGCTGATTTTATTTTATGTATAGATTTAGCATAATGAGCGGATGCTATCCACGGAACCATAAGTATATTCAAGTCATCAATGGTAGCAACTTCTGGAATATCCTGATAAACTTTAATATTATTATATTCAGCGCAAGTCAATGAGATAGAATTTATCTCGTTGTTGTTCTTATAGTAACAGTCGTGATTACCGACCAGCATATGAACATCATAGTTCCTTGCTGGTTCAAAAAACATCTCTTTCGCTAAAGAAAGAGAATTGTAATTAGAATACTTCCTACGATCAAACACGTCCCCCAAATGAAGAATCGTTGTAACTCCTTCCCTTTCAAGTATTGGGAAAAAAGTGTCTCGGTAGAATTTTCGTTGGAAGGACGCAAAGGAAATATTATCATTTTTTCCTCCGAAATGAGAATCTGTTATTATCGCTACTTTCATATTTATTCATCTTGATGGAAAGTATATTTATCTAGCATTTCCACAAACTGTTGTTGATACTGAGCCTCATCTTCATGTGCTTGTAAAACTATACGAGATTCTATGTTAGATTCTTTCAATAGTTTCTCCTTAATTTGCTGCTGTTTCTTTTCTTTTATAATTCTACGAACAAACGCATAGTAAATAATTTGAGTAAAATAAGCAAATGGGTTTTTACTTTTCTCAGGGTCAAACTTATCTATATACTGTAGGCAATTTTCAATACCATCACTAATCATTTCTTCACGATAGGTATAGTTAATAAAATTTGGACGAAAAGATAAATGATTAGCAATCTTCAGGATACATTCTCCTAAATAATTACTAATCTGAGGTAGAGGATCTCCACCAGATTCAGCTTCTTTGATTAGTTCTTTTCTTTCTATTATTGCAGCTAAGAACTCTTTATTGTTTACATAATGAATTGATTTCTTCTTTGTTTTTTTAGCCATTAGGGTCTCCAATTAACCCCGCAGCTTGCCCTTTTAATATGGATTTACATAATCATTAAATAAACCGATAATAACTTCTACAGCATCATCTAAGTTATCTAATCTCCACGATGCATTACGTTGAATAAGAGGATGTTCCATCATATATTCATCATCAGACACAACTATTAAAGGTTTTCTCAAACCAATAGCCCATCCAATTTCAATAATAGTGCCAATAGATGGTCTCCTATCATTCATATACTTTGGTAGGTAAGCTAGTACCAAATCAGCTGATTCAGTATCTAACCAATTTTTTGCATTAATAGCACGAGCATCTGACCACATTGGATCTGTAGCGCCATCATCTGTATAAACCATACCTTCTTTCAAAGGTTCACACCTTAGTGGAGATATGCCAATAATGTTGTCTGGCAACATAAAATTAACATCGTTTCTCCAACCATTTCCCTCACTCTCTGTACACCCTGCAATTGGGCCTGCGAGATAAACATACTTCTTCATAGTTAAAATATCCTTTTTTTCATTTAGACTATTAAAGGCTAACATGATTAAAGGATATTGTCAAGAGTTTTTGTCGTCCTTACCAAGTTCTGCTTCTATCAATGCCTTCACAAAAGCCTGTGGTGTTATCTCACTTTGAACTGCGGCAATAATAAACTCAGCCATCTGTATTTCTTTTTCAAGCCAAAACTTCTGTCTTTGTAATTCTTCTAGACGAGCATTGTAATCATCTAATTCTCTTTGCTTACGGACTTTGTTCTCAATAATATCCGTGATGGAAATTATATTCAAATCTTTTTCCATATTTTACCTTGACTTTCCTTAGCTTCTATGATACCCTGAGCTTAACGACCCGGGAAGAAAAGAGACCTATAGTTAATGAAGTATCTTTGGAGCATTATCAGGTGGTCCAAAAGTATCATCCTCTTCATCTTCCAATTCAGAAGCTTCTTCTAATATTTTAGCTAATTTATTCATTCGAGCATTTAATTCAGCTTCATTAGTATCTTTTGCTATAGATTCAGTCATAATCATTTCTTCCCTTATTTTAGAAGATATCATTTTATAATAAACCACCACTTCGGTTGAAAGATCCCCAAAGGAGAGTATTTTATCTTTATATATTACAGATTCCATACTCTTACTATATTTCATCCAACGATCTAGCCCAACATGCTCTACTGTTTGTGCTTGGTTTCCTTTCTTATCAGGGATCATTACTTCTTGTTTACGAATTATTAAAGGAAGGTCCACAATTAAGGCATCAGAATATTCTTTTAGTATTTTACAAAGAATATCCTCTCCGCTAATTAATTTAATTATCTTATATTCAGAAAGATGTGGCTTAGGGGTTACGTCTGAATAGCGTTCCATCGAATTATTTATATCTTTCTTCATATTCATTTCTTCAATTTAACCGACACAATATCATAATCAAAATCTTGTGTAGCATATATATTAATCCTTTCAGATAAATGATTTAATGTGTAATTGTTCTTTCCATTATAACATAAATCATCAGCTAGGTCAAACAGCTCTAATTCTTCTTTATCTCCAGCTATTCTTAAGCCACGGCCTATACTTTGGAGAATTTTTATTTGCGATTTATACGGACTAGCAAAGATAATATTATGAATTCTTTTTATATTTACACCAGTAGAGAATGTTCCGTATGAAGCTACTATAATACAGTTATCATTTTTTTCTACTAACCCTCTAATTTCCTCTCGGTCTGCTGTTGGAGTAGCTCCATGAACTAGATATACTGGTCTATCTTCAGCACACTTATTAACTATATTTTCATGCAACGGCAACAATTGTTTTTCTACATATTGAGCTAATAATAAAGTATTAGAATCTAATGATGTTACTAAATTAGTAATAAAATCATTTCTCGGTTCATGTGTAGATAAAAATTCCATCTCTTGCTGATAGGTCTTACCTTTCATCAACATTTTATTTCTCTTGGTATGTTCTAATACTAACACACGGATATGGAGATTAGAAAGCTCTTTTCTTTCTATCAGCTTAGATGTTGTGGTGACTTGTTCATGCACAGCAAATAAACCTTCCAATACTAAACGATGTATCTCTGTACCATCAAGTGTGCCTGTAAGACCGATACGATATTTACAATCATGTAACTTGGTCATAATGCCAGTTAATGATTTGGCCTTTGCCAGATGAGCCTCATCAACAAAGACTGCACCGAACTGACTAAAATATCGTTTATCTAGTTTGTAAATAGATTGCCATGTAGAGATAACAACTTCTTTAGAGGTGGTTTTATCTGAACCAGCATATAATTTATGGCAATATGCATCTGGGAACCAACCGTAATCAGCAAAGTCAGAATACATTTGTTCCACCAACCCAGTAGTCGGCACAACAATCAATATTTTTTTATCTTGTAGTTTCTGTGTGTAGTATCTAACTAAAGCATAGATGATAAAAGATTTGCCTGAGCCGGTAGGAGAAAGAATAAGGCCACGATTGTCACAAATAATTTTATGAATAGCATCTATTTGATAATCTCTTGCTCGGAATTTTCCCTTTTCAATAGACCTAATAAATTTTTTGGTAAGGTTTTTATCCACATTTTTAGGCCTAAATTCTTCTGAGAGTTGGACTTTATGGCCTTGCTTTTTGAGAAACTTGCAAACATACGGTAATAATCCCATATATATTTTACCAGTAGCAGGACTGAATAAACGTATACGACCATCCCACATACGATTCCGCACCGACGGCATAAATCGTGCATTTGGTATTTCAAAGGTAAAGAATTCTGAAAGCTCTTTGGCAACAGCTGGCTCACATTTGATTCGGATAAAAACTTCATTAAACCTTTCAATAATAACAGACATGACTACTCACCATGTAAAAACTTTTTCCATTCTATGGTATTACGAATGTTCCAATTTCTGTTATTAATCTCCTTTAATATTCTTTCTAGATAGTCTACTATCTGTTTAGTATAAGCCATTCTTTGGCTTAATTGTTGTAACTCACTGTCAGCTTCCAAATAAATGTTGATATCAGCTTTGAGTATTTTTAAATCAAATGGTTTTTCAGCATATATTTCAGCTGAAGCCTTACCAGTATAATACTCCCACTTCTCACGATACATTATTTTATAGTCATCCTTTAGTTTTTTATACTGCAATGACTGTTGTGTATAATATTTCAAATACTTGTTATGTAGTTGTGGAGTCCGAATTGACTCCATATCTAATTCAGTATCATCAATTTTCAAATCACGTTCTACTTCATTATATAAATCATCTATCTTCATAATTTTCACCAAAAAAAAGGAATCAGCTCGCTGAATATATTATAAATCTATGTAATCTTTTACATTATTTTTAAAAGATTTTACAACAATTTCATCACTTACGCATAGCTCAACGAGCTGTTCCAAAAAATATTTATACAGATTCTATATCAAACCAACTATAAGCAAAGGTTAAATCACAACTTAAATAAGTTGTATCGGTTTCTTGTTGACTATATTCTAGTGAACCCACACTAATTGGGAAAGATTCATACATAGTTATTTTAGCAACAGGATTATTCTTACTATTAAGAATTGTTACTAAGATATCACAGTACAAATTTCTATCACTATCCTCAAACTCAATTCCAGCTTCATTGACTTTAGTAGTGCTTCTGTTTATATTATCAGGACGCTCTAAACTATTATATTGTTTATGTTGTTCCGGAAAACCAATATTTTTTAACCACCCATACATTTCAATATAATTTTTATACTCCTCATCTACTAAAAATGAAGCATTAAAAGTATCATATTGAAGCTTATCTCCAACCAAAGGCATATCTACTAAAGGTGTCGGCTGATTAGCCTGTCCTAAACTAACTCCAGGTATATTAACCCTAGTGCAAAAATATTCAGTTGTTGGAAAAATAGGCAGGAATAATTTAAATTGATTATTCTGTGCATAATTCAAAACATCTGGTTGCCTCTGTAAAGGATTTATTTTACCCATTTATTTTATTCCGCAAGTGCACCTGTGCCGATCTCTAAAATAATAGTATAAACGGATGCTGTTCCTTTAACAACCTGAATATCACCAGTTGGTGTATTTGCATTGTTAGCAATCACAGGAGGATTTTGTGTAAAGTTCCAATTGCCATTGCCTGATAGTCTGCATGCCACAGCGTCAGCTGAGCCTTTCCATGTTATAGTAATATCTCCACTAGCCATCGTCCACATAATACGCCGAATGGTAGCTGTACCATCTTCAGGTAGGTTCGTTGATGAATCTGAAGCATCAATTGTTGTTGTAGCAGCATCATCACCTTCGATCTTTATGATGTAGCTGCTTTGTTTTCTGTTTCTTAAAATTTGGGTTGTTGTTGCCATTTTATTTTTTCTCCTTAGTACCCGTAGAGCTCATCATACGGAAAAATACTATTCATTCTTTACTATTTATTACACCAGTTACATACAACTTTATGAAAATCATACTTCTCCATCATTTTTTCAGCTTGCCTTTGAGCTATTTTTCTCTCATGCTCATTATCATTAGAGTTTTTATCAGCTCGAGCTAATGCTGATTTAACCTTTCTTACATTGGGGTCAGTATAATTAACTTCTTCTAAAGACTTCCACACCCGCTTAGACTCTTTAGATGGGAAATATATTTCTAAACACTCCCCACATATGTATTGATCTTCAAACTTGTACATATAGATTATTTAAAGATAAAAAAAGACCCCTCCGAAGAGGGGTCCTTTAATGTTACTACATTTATAGTTGTTATAGTTGTAGTTTTTTTGTAACAAATTACATAAGATTCGTGATCTGGACACGACGGTAGTACACGTTGGAATCCCGAGCGCCGGCGCCGTCTGTCTGAGCAGCTGACTGAGCAAAAGGATTGACCTGCATGCCATATCGTGTTTTGAATCCGATCTTGGGCTGGAAGCTGTTCTCGCCAACTGCACGGACCATCTGTAATGGGACGTATGGGCAGTAGAAGAGGCCTGCATCATAAGGCGATGTGCCTTTGTAACCAACAACATAGAATTGGTTAGCAGCAGCGCCAGATCCAGTGTAAGGTACACCCATATTTGCATATGGATCAACATAAACCTTAAAGCGACCATTCAGTGTACCAGCGAATGTGTTACCTGTGGAATCTACTGTAAGACTATCTGATAGACCAGATGTGTAGTCAAGTAGACCAGCCATTGTAAGAGCAGAAGCAACATCAGCAGAGCAAAGGATAATGTTACCCTTTCCGCGGCGTGTGTCACGAGCAATTACGTTTGCATCACGTTCAATTGCGAACATGAGGCCTTTGAACTTCTCAACACTCCAACGACCGTTAGAGTCCGTATCTAAATCAAAAATACCAGCAGTTGTTGTGTTAGCAGCTGCACCCTGTTTTGAATTGACATAGATTGTGCGGATTACTTCGCGGTTGATTTCAGCAAGAATCTCAGAACTTAGAATGTTAGCAAGTTCTGTTTCTGCGTCTAGACCGTGAATGGCCTTGAGGTCCTGAGCAAGTTCCATTGTGTACTCAGCTTTGAGGGCCCGTGACTTTGCAGTTACGGTTGCTTTCTCAATACTGAATGCCATCTCTGCGAAAGCATTTGAGGCGGAATCGCCAAGTGCTTCAGCAGCAGCTGTGGTCATTGCTGTACCTGAATTATAGTTTGTTGTCGTTAAGGCCTTTAGTACGTCTGTGCCTGTATGAGTACCTGTACCAGCAAATGAGGTATCAGCTTCATTGAACAGAGCTTCTGTACCAGACTGTGAAGTATAACGAGCTTTCATTGCAAAGATAAGTCCTGTAGGACCTGTCATTGGCTGAACGCCGCATACGTCATAGGCGATAAGTGAAGGCATCGCACGACGAACTAGTGAAATTAGGATTGGATCCCAATTAGCAACGGCTGAGCCGGTTGCGTTTGTAGGCGAAGCTTCTTTAAGAAATTCAGAATCTTCCTGTAAAGCTCGCTCTTGGTTTTCTAGGATTACAGTTGTGACTGCCCGACGATAAGCATCTTTGATCTCGGGGAGCTCAGGATGCTCTAGCACTGGCTGCCACTTTTCCTGTAGGTGTTCCGTTTGAAACATTTTTTATTTTCTCCCTATTTTAATTAATGGTTCACGTTACCAGCACGCTTTTCGGTACGGGCAATTGCGGACATATAAGCAGACATAGTATCGGACATATCAGAATCATCCAAACCCTCGACTGTTGCCGCTGTTTCTTCATTACTTGCTACAGCTTTTGGAAAATATCCTTCCTTGATTTGGTCAACTTTCTCACGAAAATCTTCCTCACTTTCGTACTCAATATTTTCTACTAGACTTGCAAACTTTTCCACTTCTGTATCAGCAAGATCAGAAGCAACATCGAGAAGAATCTCGTTCCTCTTTAGAATATTATTCTCTTGAACTAACTTAATATTACTTTCCATAGCTTCGTTTAATTTACTTTCAAGCTCGTTAGCATTTTCAGCTGCGGCATCAAGCATATCAAACTGGTCATCAGGAATAGCAATATGATGTTCTTCAAAAAGAGCTTTGAGGCCGGAAATGAAATTTTCTGTAATTTCTGTTTTGAGCTTGTGCTCAACAGCAACTTCATTATTATTCATCCATTCTTCTACAACATAATTGAGATAACCATCAACCTTTTGTGATAGTTCCTCTTGCACATCTTCAACAGATGAATTAAACTTTTCAGCATAAGATGCATCAATTGCTTCAAGCTCTTCACGAATCTTAGCTTTAATAGCAGCTTCAAAAATTGTAGCAGCCTTTAATTTAAATTCATCCGAAAGATCATCCTCGCCTTCTGTTAGTGCAGCAACATCGTCACTGAAATCCATCTTAGCGATTCGATCTTCAATAGTTTCTTCGTAAGCTTCTTCCTGATCTGCCTCGGATACAATCTGAGAATCATCTGATTCTTCATGTTCTACTTCTTCACGGGCACCAGCCTTCATTTCACCACTACCGTCACCCATAGGTTTCGGAGAGGCAGCAGAAGGCTTACCTTTGCGAGGTAGGTCTTTTGATTGAGAAGCTTTTTTCGAAGCCTCTTTACCAGGATCGGAAGGAGCATCTGGAGAAACAACAGCAGGTCCCATGTCCTGCCGTTCGCCAGGCAACTTTTCGGGTGGCATGGCTTTAGCAGCATGTTTCGTGGGTTCATCTGCCGCTACTTCAGCTATTTGCTCTTCACCCGTAAGTTCTTCAGCAGCAATAGCTTCTAGTTCAGCATTTTTATCTGTCATGGTTAGATAACTCCCTTTTTTTGTTTATAATACAATGATTATTTATAAAATTTAAAGGTTTGACATAAAATCTGCAAACAATTTTAATTGTTTTTCTTCTAGATTTTTTGTTTTCTTCTCTAATTCTTTACGGTATTCTGCAATTCGTACTTCTTTTACAATACCATTATCCCAAACCCATTCTTTACCTTCCATAACACCTTCTACGAAAGCATTAGGCGCAGATGGATCTGCAACTATGTCCGCTGCAGTTGCTAAATAAAAATCATCTTTAACAACCTGCAAACCATCTCGTCTGGGTTCTAATGAACCCATACCTCTTGACGAAACACCAAGTTTGGCACCCTCATCAATAAGATTCTTTACGATCTTACCGTAAGGTGTGTCCATAATCTTAGCTTCACCAATAAAATTTTTACCATCGGGGTATAATCTTGTAATCATATGCGACACTCTTTCAAGATTAACTGTAGGGCCATCTGGATGACCTAGTTCACCGAAAGCCCGTTTTTGATTCACATATTCCTTATTATATCTACCAACTTCTTTTTCTAAAATAGAATAAGGATACATTCTATTGTTACGATTTTTAACATCAGATTGCATAAACACGCCTCTGATATTATAACTTTTAGAACCATCATCAGATGCTTCTGTAATATATTCTATACTTTCAACGTGTTCTGATATTAGTTTCATTCTTTTTCCTCAGTTTCCTCAGGTTCTCCTGTAATTCCCGTATCAATAGGTTCATGTGTAACTTCGGCACTCATATCTGTAAATGTAGTATTAGCTAATCGCACTTTAGCATCATCTAAGCTAGACTGAATTTTTGCCGTCATTGCATCATTAAAATCATCAGAAGCTTTGGCTAAATCACCTTGTGTCAATGCGTCCACCATACCCTGTATACTTCCTTTACTCATAATTTTTCCCTTTTATCTATTTATGTAAAATTAGATCCTGAATCATCTTCATCATCAAAATCTGCGGGGTCTTGACCAAACTGTCCAACTGGTTCGCCAAACCCACCTTCAGGTCCACCTAAATCTGTTCCAGCATCTGTCGCAATAGTACCATCTCCTTTCTCAGATTTAATTTGTTTATCTATCAATTCAACTTCTTCATCAGTTTGTTTCAAGACATTCTTCCTAACCCATTCAACCGAAAAGTATGTACCAATATATTCAGAAATAACATTAAGCTGATCAACACGTTCTTTTAACAGCTCAGCGTCCTTTAATTCATAAAAATGATTATCATCATTAAAATCATAAATGATAAACTCTTTAATTTTATCCCAATCTTCAGGAGTTATAATTCCTTTAAGTATTAATTGTGTTTTTAATAAATCTTGGAATAAATTACAGAACCTCTTTCGTGTTTTTTGAATGAATTTACTAAATTTAATTTCATCTCTGGTAATTTCAGCAGACCGGCCCATATTAAAGCCTGTATCTGAAATTAATCGTGATGATGGAATGTTCAGTGAGCGATATAACTTCTCCCTAAAGTAATTGATATCATCTATTTCACCTAAGTTTTGACCACCACCAAGTGTTGTGATTTCGGTACCTCTACCACCTTCTCTACGGGGCAACCAAAAGTCCTCCAACATTGACATTTGATTACGGTCATCTTTAATTTCACCTGAAGAAGCATCATACACTACCTTATTACGATAGCGATTCATAATATCTTTAAGATAAGCTTCTGCCTTAGGCTTGGGGAGATTACCAACATCTATATAAAAGATTCTACGTTCCGGAGCTCGACTGATTCTGTAAATAACCAGAGAGTCCTCCATCATACGGAGTTGGTTTACTGGTTTAATTGCCTTGTGTAGATGGCCATAAACCTGTTTTGTTGTGGGGTTAAATATACCAGAAGTACAATATGTAATAGCGTCCGGAGAAATCTGAATTCCTTGTGAATTAGCACTTCCTTTATTTCCGGGTATACCTTGAAAAGCAGGATAAACTCCAGCTTCATTATAGATATAGAATTCTTGGACTTTTCTAACTAAAGAAACACCTTCTCTAGAGACACCGTCCTTTCCTTTCCCCTTTTCTACTACACGAACCTTCTTGATAAATTTAGGATCAACATAACGAATTTCTGTAATACCTTTCCGCGGAGAGGTATCTTCTATCATTTTGTGATAGAAAACTCTTCCGTCGATATACCATCTTCGGAATATGTTGTGTCCATTATTTTTCCAGTCTAACAAACGTAAGATTTCGTTAAACTCCTCTAAAAGCTTTTTCTTAATTGCGGTTGATAATTTAGTATTATCTAAATTCAACTTAATAGAAACGTCTGTCTCATCCGCAGTTATAGCCTCATTGACTATATCATCAATCGCTTGGTCACATTCGGGAGCTTCAGCAGTTGCACGATATTTTTTAATTAAATCCCAATCGTTCTTTGCTGCCTTATCTACGTTAATGTACTGACTGAAAAAACCAGCACCGCCAGAAATGTCTAGGGTGCCTTCCTCGTCGGAAGGGGCGACAAAGGACTTAGCCTTCGTCGCCTCTTTTTTCCGTTTTATTTCGTATCCAAAAAAATCTGCCATAATAATATTTATACAACTTCAGCTAGTGATTTTTTTTATTTACGGTGTACCAATACCTGTACCTGCTGGTCCTGTAGTCATGTAATTAAATCGGAACGTTACTCCATATTCCTCTACAACGTCATTTGAATCATAAGCAAGTTCAACAGCATCAACTGTAGTAGGCCATACACTGTAAAGTTTTGCAGTCCATATAACAGTACCTTCACGATTTAATTGTCTCACATCTGCTGTGCCATAATAACCAGCGCCCATAGCAGTAGTGCTTGATCCAACGTCAGCAATAGCATGACTCCAACGTTCTAAACCAGAACGAACAGACCAACCAGCATCATTGAGTATAGTTACGGTCCAAGCATCATATGTACGATCACCAGCAAGAAAAATCTGCCGGCCCCGATACGGTACGGTTACTTCACCAATTGTCATCGCAGGCATTTGAGCTGCTTTACACAAGAATGAAAATGGTTCTGGAGATACACCTAAACCAGAGACAGACACTTCAAACTGATTAGGACGAGCACCACCACCAGCGAGTCTATTTACAAACGAATTTAAATTAGCCATTTGTTATATCCTCCTATACTCGACCAACAACTTCATCAAAATCAACACCTGTTCGTGTTGCAATGAATGTTAGTGTTACAAAGTTAATTGAACGTGCAGGTTTAATGTAAATATCAGCCCGGAATTCATTGTTATCAATTACCTGTGGGGTATTGTTTGATGCATCACAAACAGTTAGAAAATCAGTAATACCACGGCGTGCCTGAATATCTCTTAGATAGGGGTCTACCATAGCTCTGAAATTGTCCCGTGTAAATTGATCGTTGAACTCAAAGAGCACTGTACGAGCAGCAATCTTACAAGCTTCTTCTACTGTTAAGAATAACCTACGAACATTAATGCGACTAAAAGCACTATTCTTAGATAGTCCAGTTTTGTCACCGAACAAGATAGTACCTTCACCTGGGAACGTAACAACAGGGTTGATACGAGCACGATAAAGTCTATCACGTTCTGTTTGAGTTGGATTAAATGCAAGAGCAATTGATCCGCGGATCTGTCCGCGAGTTATTCCTGCAGGTGACCACCATGGATCTTCAACTGCATCGGTGTGAGCACACAGCCCAGCAATATGACCATTAAGAGGCACCCAACGATAAACGTCATTATACTTATCAAACTGCTTCGTATAACCACTATCAAATACCGTATAGGATGAACTTGACAGAGCATCAAAATACTTTTTAACGTTCTGCGATTGTGTGTAGCTTTTGGCGATATTGACAACATCACTCCGATCAGGAGAAATGAATCCAACACAGTCTTTACGTTTCTCAACAAGGTCTGTAATATAAACACCTTGTGTTATTGAACCGGTACCACCCACTGAAGCGGGACCAGCGATAACGAGATTGACATCCTCTGTGTCAGCATCTTCAAACATATCATAAGCAACCTGACGATCACCTTCCGTGGGACTAGTTGTGTCACCAGCACCATTTACACCTTCTGTTCGTTCAAAATCGTTTGTTGCGTCAGCAAATGTTACACCTGCAGCAGGTTGGCCCCAGTTTGTGCCTCCAGCTGGATGATCTAGCCAATAAATATATTCAGATTGATCAGCTAAAACAGTTGCATAATAGTTTTTTGAACCATCATCTGTTAGTGCATCAGAAGCTTTCGATACTGATTCCCATTTCTCCAATACTTCTCCAACTACACCACTAATCTTACCATCTTTATCAATGATAATGATGTGCATTTCATCATTTGCACCTGATCGGTCAGATACATATGTTGATGTTCCAGGTTGATTAGAGAACTGATCAGCATATTCCCATCTCCGATCAATGTCTGTATCATCAGCTATGTCGCTAGATAATCCCGTTGCGCCGCTTTCTGGATATCGTTTAATTGTTACGTCATTTGTAGCAATACTAACTACCTGATAATGTTGCCCATTAGCTTCCTGCAAATAGATAATATCATTATCATTTAATAATGTTCCGTCGTCCACTGTAATCACAGTATCGCCTGCAGATGCTGATGCATCATTAACTTTTACGACAGCATCTTCTTCAAATCCTGCTGCATCGTTACAGTATGCTACTCTTAAGCTATTGCCCCAAGTGCCGGCTGTTCTTGCAGCCCACATACCGTTTGCCGTCGGTGCAGACCCATCAGCATAGGGGCCGGTTGAACCGTCACCGTCCATATAATGGGTTTTGTTTTTGATAAGAAGGCCAGAACCCTGCTCAGTAGCATTCATGGCCGTCGAAACTAAAATTCTTACCACCTTTAGTGTATTACTATACATCAAAAAGGAAGCCGCCGTAAACCAATATTCAAAATTTGTGGCGTTTGGTTTACCAAATATTTCTACTAATTCACTTTCAGTAGAAACTGTGATAACTTGCTCAATCGGGCCTTTAATGGCTGGAATAGCAACAGCACCAATACCGGTCGGTTCACTTCTTACAGAAGTCGTAGCGTCCTTTTCTTTTACAGCAACACCAGGTGAAACTAGATCAACCATTTTTCTATTTCTCCTTGGTTATGTTTATATAATATAACTGTTCTTCAATTCTTTCATAGTTATTTATTATTTCCTTGTTTTCCAAAACAGTGATTTTTGCACACTTGAGTATAAATATATATAAATAATTTTAAACAGGCTTACACAAGTGTACACTAAACAAAGAAGATTAGATTTAATTAATACATTTAATGGTTTAGAATGTGAAATATGTGGTCATCCAGAACCGCAGAATTTGGTGTGGTATCCTCATCATAAAAAGATAAGGCACAACATATTTCGATATGGTAAAAGGTCCGAAGAATTCAAATATGCTAAAAAGTTAATAGAACAATCTATACCTGTTTGCTTACACTGCCGAGAAAATAGATATTATGCATTACTTATAGGTGAAGATAAAGACCCTAGATGGCCTATGGTAATAATTTTAGATTAATATGTTTCTACATCAAAGGTATTTGGCATATCAGTAGGTCTCCAATAATCTCCATCTTCATCAACAAACGCACCATCCAAATCTAAAATTCCATCATCAATAAATCCAAACGGAGCCATATCAGCTTCTATATTTTCCTTTTGACTTTCAAATAATCTCTTACGGATATCTTCATCTGTCATTTCTTTAAAGTATTGTTGATCTGTTAACCAAGCAAAAAACACTAAACACATCACCAAATCATCTGATGCTCCTTCTTCAGCCTCAAAAGAATGTCCTTTTTGTATGAAATTAGATAACTCTACTATAACATCAAAATCGTGTATCTCTAACTTATCACCTTCTATCAATTGTTTTAGATTAGAACAACCTATACGCTTGAGTGCTTTAGTTGTTCTTATACCTAAATCAGTTGCAGAATCTCCAAATCCACCACCAACAACTTGACCTAAGCGTCCTCTCATTTGTGTCATTATGACATTTTCATAAGCCATATCATGGTGTAAAGAGTCAGCAACTTGGCCGCCAATATCATTTATTTCTATTAATAGGTGTGCATTATTATAATTACGAGCAACTTTATGTATAATCTCAGGAAATACAAGAGGTTTAATTTCATTGCTGCGATATTTAGCAACTAATTTATAAGGTAGAGATGTAATATCAAGCACTACAAATGCACTATAGTCATTTGTACCACCTCTTGCAACATCTACAGACATACAATAATCATGTCCCTTTTCTGGCCTCTCATATATATCTAACCCTGCATTTTTTTCTATGGGGTCCCAATAAGGCATTTCTTGTAATTTAAGAACTGATATAAGGGTGTCAACAGATCCCAAAAACGAACATTCAAATTCCTGCTGAAACTGTCGTTCCGATGTATTTGCTATTGTAGATGCTTTCCACTTCTCATCTCTTCCTGGTACTTCTGACCAGTGTACCTCTATAGGAACAAACTCATTTTTTTTGTTTACAGCATCCATCCACATTCTATAATACATATTCATCCCATGTGGTGTGGACACAATCATCACTTTAGATGATTTGCCTGATGAAATTGTAGGATATACGGAAGCGAAAAACTGTTCTGCTATATGTGAGGGGATGAAAGCAAACTCATCAAGGAAGATAATGTTGAATGTCATACCGCGAATAGCGGATGCAGACGTTGATGCCGCTATAATTTTAGAACCATTTTCCAATTCAAGTGAACCTTTGTTCCAGTTCAAAACTCCCATCTGTAACCATTTGGGAAGATTCTCATATGATAATTGAAATCTAGATAACAAATCTCTAGCTGTTGAAGCTTTATTAGCGAGAATAGCTACATTTGTTGAATCATTAAAGATTGCATTATGAATCAAATAACCAATAATGGTGGTAGACTTACCCGACTGTCTGGGTAGTTTGCATATGGTAAAACGATTATTGTGGAACGTACCTATAATTTCTTTTTGAAATGGATATAATTTAAATGGAATAAGGCCTTCATCCAAACTAATAATCTTTATATAATTTTCTATAAAATAGATTGGATCTTTAGAACACCTAATAAACTCAGATAATTCCTCTTCTCCGTATTCGGATTGGGTTAATGCTGATTTAAGATTAGGATTGCCCTTATAAATTTCAACCATCAGATTTATCTTTTAGGAGAGCTTGAAGTTCTTTAGTTGAACCAACAAACAAAGCATTAGTAACATTTTTCGGACCTGTTTCTGGAACCTCCTTTAATCTTTGCATTTTCTCTTGTAAGTCAGCTAATCTTTCTGTTACTTCCGATACAGTCTTAATCAATTGACCTGCAACTTCATAGGTTCTAGGGTGTTCAGATTCTTCTGCTAGTTGCAATATGCCTGTAATGGCGTCCTGACCCCGCTCGATGAGATTGTAGAAGTTTTCCCGACTATATCTATAGTCTACGTCAGTATCCATTTCCCGTTCACTGGTAGTCATTACAGACGTTGCTGGCCGTGTAGCCAAAGGCTTAGGATTTAATACCTCTTTTTTTATATTTTTTGCTACACCAAGAGCATCACTGATTGCATCATCAACATTATTCATAATCAAGTCCATTCACTAATAGTTTCATTAAATCCAAAATCATCCGCATCAGCTGATGATGGCGGACTAGTTGCTTCTACAACAATACGATGGTGCCGTGAAGGTGCTTCTGCTGGCAAATCTGAGTATATATCCACTTGCGCTTTCGTAATCTGTTCTTGTGTAGAAACTGGACCATAAACATATGTTTTAGCACTAAAACTCATAGTATAAATTATAGCCCTGCGTTCTGTAAAATCACCAGCATAAGTATCCTCATAATTAATATCATTTAAAATTATTGGAACATCTCTAATGAGATCCATTTCAGGAACTTCTTTAATCGTTACTGTATATTCTGGTTGAAAGTATGGTAGTATCTGTTCAACAATTTGAATACCATCATCACTATTTTTTGCCATAACAAACAATTCAAAATTCATATTGTAAGGTACGGGTGTATACTGTGAGGTCATTGACTTTAGTTTTTTACTAGTATCATCATTAACCTTTTTATGTTTAATAATTCTATTTAATTTTCTATCAGGATCATATGTAAATCCTTGAATCTCAAACCCTATACGAGGAAGAGTAATAGCTATAGATTGTGTCCCAGCTGGGTCTTGTTCTAATCTAGCAATAAATTTTTGTTTTGGACCATATGCTAAAGGCACTTTCAAAGATTGTGTCTTTGTTCCTGCTTTATTTTTTCTAAATATAGTTACGTTGTTGAATAATGAACCAAAAGCTATAATAGTTTTTCTAAACGATTCATTATAAAAATGTTCTCCGAGCATCACATACCCTCCGTAGGTTCACCAAAAGGATTCTTCTCACTGAAATCAAGTATTCCATCTATAGATTCGGTCCCTATAGCTTCATCTTCAAAGAAATCATTATCCGCTTGTGGCATTTGTTCTTCCATTTTAAAGTTCTCTAATATTATATAGTATTCATCACCTTCATCATCTTCATAAAGAATAGAATCAACACCAACTTCATCTTCACAAATTATATTATCACCATCGGTTTCATCTATTATTAGTCCGGTACTAGTTATATCTGTTCCTGCTTCCAAGCGAATTGCCTCGTTATATGTGAATGGACTTTCGCCAACAAGATGCCAATTTCTAGGATCAAGTGTGTGGGCTTCTTCAACATTATCAATTTCAGAAATTCCAGTATCAATTGCTTCACTTGAATATTCATAAGTTCTACAGTATAATTTATATACAGGGAGATTATCTATCTGATAAAATGGATCATCATGGTCTACAAAACTTATTTCAAATAATTTTTTTACTTCTGGGTGCCATACTAAATCTCCTTCATTCGGCCTCCCAGTCCCAAGAATACCATCTAAATATTCCGTATCTGTTAGAGCTGTGGATGACCCTGTACCTGATGCTGCAATTAAAATATCTTCCCAACGTCTACGAGAAACCACAAATATGGTTTCATCTCGTATCTCCAGACCAAACCTTGTAATAATTTCCTTTTCGCCTTGATAACCTTCTGGAGTTTCCATCCACATTTCCATGGGATAAGCGCTTTCAAATTTACTAAGAGTATCTTCTCCCAAGAGATCATCTTCATTTACAAGGATTCTAGGTATATAATAAACTTCATGTCCGTATATCTGCAACGCTTCAATTACTAAATCTTCATAAAGCAATTGTTCATTGGTCGTCCCTTTAGAGAAATATAAATTTGTAGTAGGCACAGTTTTTAACCAATGTCAAAGTGGAGTGGTTCTTCCCAAGTAGTTCTTGATTCATCTTCTAATTTTTGAATTGTCTCCTTAGCCTCATTATATATCGTTTCACCGTTCATGGAAACTCCGCCCAACATTGTTACTCCTTGAAACTTAATAAGATTCTCACCCCACTGTTTCTTTATGAGAGCTGTTGTATATTTTTTTAGCCATAAATTATCATATACGTCTGTCCAGGTTGTAGGATCTAATTTTCGATAACATTCTATAATGATATGCTCTCCTACCTGAACATCATCACCCCAATCCATATTAATATAAAGCCTATTCTTATGAGTATTAAACTGTAAAGGCTTTTCTCCTATTAAAATCATATCCAAATAATCTAAATGCCACATGGTCATTTGATAGTGGATAACTGATTCGGATGAAAAATCATAGAGGTCATTTAATCTTAACTGATAACGAACATCAAACATATTAAGATTGCCTCTATCACTAAACGGCAGAACTCTTAACACACTTTGAACCGCATCAGGCATTACTAAAAATCCCTTCCCTGTTTTCCAATCTGTTGTTATTCCTGAATCCGATATATCAGTTGAAGTTTCCGTTTCATCTGTACCGGATCTAGCAACATCAGCTTCTGTAATTAAATGTTTAAGATATACACGCTCCATACCACTATACTGAAAAGTATAAAAGTATTGAAGCGCTTCATCAATCCGATCATCGACCTGATCGTCATCAACATTAATTTCTAAAACAGGTGCTCCTAATTTTCGCAAGCACCAATCCTTCAATGTAGATTTAGAATTTGGTATAGCCATTAATATGTTCCACCATCTATTACATTAGTCCAATCTGGAGTCCCAGAGTTTGAATATAAGAAGTAACCATCTGTTCCTTCTGCTGTTGCTTGTATATCCGTACCATTGTTACCATAAAGGATACCATTAGCTGTTAATGTAGTGACTCCAGTACCACCCTCTGACATTGGCAGAGTGCCTGTTACCTTCGTAGTTAAGTCTATATTACCTGCAAGTTGGGCATTTGTTACACCTAAACTCTTAATAGTAACATCACCACTAGTTACACTAAAATCTGCCGTGTTAAACGTAGCAATACCCTTATTAGTGTCTGTAGCATCTTCAGCTGCAATCGTAAATGTATTAGCTGCATCATCATATGTTGTAGTAATACCTTCACCATCTTGTACCAACTGAGATACCCGATCATCAATAGCTTCTGGACTTGTATATAAGTTTGTAGAGCCCTGAGCAATATCATCAGAATCTAGAGTTAATGTACCACCCAATGCAATAACGTTACCGTTAATAGTAACAGAATCATTAGCCAACTGTGCGTTATCAACACCAGAGGACTTAATCGCAACTGCACCAGTTGTTACTGCAAAGTCCCCACTGGCAAACGATGCAACACCTTTATTAGTGTCTGTAGCATCTTCAGCAGCTATTGTGAATGTATTGGCAACATCATCATATGTTGTGGTAATACCTTCACCATCTTGTACCAAAGAATTAATGCGGTCATCAACCCTTTCATTAGTGAAGAATATGTTTGTACCCTCAGCAAAATCATCTGTATCTAGTGTTAATGTGCCACCCAAGGACAGTGAATGACTGTTTATTGTTACTGAACTATTAGATAATTTATTATTATCAATAGAACCAGTAAGCATTGAATTAGTTACACCTAAGGCCTTAACTTGCAACGCATCAGCAACAACTTCAATAGATGCATTATCTACTGCAACATCTAATGTGTTACCTGTTTTGGTTAATGCATCACCAGCAATTACTTGTCCTGCACCAGAGAACTGCGCTACTGGTAGAGCAGTCGTTCCGATTGTTGGTACACCATTATGAGTAAATGTGTATCCATTATCTTGTCCAATGGTACCTTCTTCAACAAATACAAATGTTCCACCATCTAGTTCTTGTGATGGATCACCATCAGCATCTGTAGCTCTAGTCAATACCCAATTTGTAGAACCATCACCAAGTGTTGTTACTGTATAGATACCATTCTCAGCCTGTGCAGTCTGATCTTTAACCAGCACTCTATCATTAAGAGATGCTGTAACACCATCTACTGCAAATGCAGCCTGGGTACTATTGTTAGTCAATGTTGCACCAACACCAGATGTGCCGTTAGCATATGTGCCCGACAAATCAGCTGTTGTAGCCATTCTTACAGAATCTTTAATATCAAGACCACTCTTTACTGCATCGACATATTGTTTAGTAACAGCATCCGTTGTTTGAGTTGGTTCTGCAAGATTAATAATTCTTGCACTGTTAACATCTACTGATCCAGTTCCATTAGGATCTAATACAATATCTCCATTTGCATCTGTAGAACTAATCGTGTTGGTATCTATTCTAATGTTGTCTACATCTAATTGTGTTAGACCATTAACATCTGTAATCGTATCGCCAAGATTAACTGTATCACTACCCAATACTATAGTAGAATTGACTAGTTTAGCATTCTCAATCGAACCAGCAAGTTGTGCATTAGATACACCAAGTGCCTTAATACCAACTGCACCAGTTGTTACTGTAAAATCAGTATTAGCAAACGATGCCACACCCTTGTTAGAATCTGTAGCGTCCTCTGCATCAATGGTAAATGTACCAGCACTGTCGTTATAAGTTGTGGTGATACCTTCACCATCAACAACTAGGTTACTTACACGGTCATCAACACGTTCATCTGTATACCAAAGATTACTTGCACCTTCTGGTACATCATCTGTGCTGACCTGATTTGTACCTGTACCCCAATCAATAAGAGTATCATCAATAGCATCAGCCTGTATATTTACTGCCCCGGCCGTAACATCGAAATGTGTTGCATCAAAGGATGCCACACCCTTATTAGACGTGCTAGCATCTTCGCCGGTTATAGTTACAATGTTTCCTGTAGCAGAAGTATCTACACCTTCACCACCAACAATAGATAGCGTTTCAGAGTCTAAGTCAATAGCTATTGTGCCACTGTCTGTAGTAAGGTCTAAATCTTCAGCTGTAATCTGTGTGTCAACGTATGTTTTAATACTTTCGGATGTAGCAAGGGTTGTACTTGATGCAGTTGCAAAAGTATCGTCATCTAAAACAGCAGTACCAGCAACATCTGTATTAAGAACAGCACTTTCAACTATAACTGTACCAGAACCATCTGGTGTGAGATTAATGTGACCATTAGTGTCTGTTGATATGATTGTATTACCATTAAGATTGAGATTATCAACATCAAGATCACCTGTAATATCTACAGCACCAGTTATTGTTGATGTACCATCAATCTCCACATCAGCATTAACGTCTAATGTAGCACCATTGATTGTAGCATCACCTGTAACGGTTAAGTTATCATTGATGGTAGTTTCTGACACCGTGTGGCCAATCGACACAGGACCACCAGAAGTTGCAGTAGCAATATTTAATGTTCCTGTAGTATTGTCAATATGCGAATCTGTACCGTCATGGTAGAGTTGTAAATCATCACCAGTACCTAACTTGAGGTTTGCATTGTCTGGTAGATCGACATGAGTTGTTGCTGAAATTACCCCTGTAACATCTAGAGTATCACTTAATGTAGTAGCACCAGTTACCCCTAATGTACCAGCAACAGTAGCGTTATTGTCAACATCTAAATCATCAATGTGTGCTGTACCATCTATATAGAGGTCTTTCCATTCTTGAGTTGCTGAACCTAAATCATAAGCACCGTCTGTATTTGGAATGATATTAGAATTAACATCAGCACCAAAGACCACGTTATCTGTATCGGCATCACCAAGAGTTAGTGTGCCGCCATTAAGAGTTGAAAGCCCTTCGACGGTAAGATTGCCGGTTACGGTTGCATTTCCTGTTACATCTAAATTGCCGGCAACATTTAAATTGTCATTAACTGTTGTTTCTGATGTTCCGTGGCCTATTGAAATAGGAACACCAGAAGTTTCTGTAGCAATTTTTAATGAGCCCGTTGTGTTTGTAATATAGGAATCTGTAGCATCATGGTACAGCTGTAAGTCGTCGCCTGTACCTAATTTAATATTAGCGTTATCTGGCATATCAACATGAGTTGTTGTCGTGATTACACCAGTAACATCTAATGTGTCGTTCAGTGTAGTAGCACCAGTAACATCTAATGTATCGCTCAGTGTGGTAGCACCAGTAACACCTAATGTACCAGCGGTATCTGTATTACCAGTTGCAGCTGCAATAGTAAACTTAGTGGTGTTAATATCAAAATCACCATCTATACCTGTAGCACCAACAACGTCTAATGTACCAGCAATGTCAGTATCACCTGAACTTGCAGCAACATTAAATTTATTTGTATTAATGTCAAAGTCGCCGTCTATACCTGTAGCACCAGTAACATCTAATGTATCGCTCAGTGTGGTAGCACCAGTAACACCTAATGTGGAACTTAGAGTAGTAGCACCAGTTACTCCTAATGTACCAGCAACTGTAGCATTAACATCAACATCTAACGTATCAATATGGGCTGTGCCATCTAAATATAAATCTTTCCATTCTTGTGTAGCAGCACCTAAATCATAAGCACCATCTGTATTAGGAATGATATTAGAATTAACATCAGCACCAAACACCACATTATCTGTAGCAGCATCACCTAGTGTTAATGTGCCACCATTGAGTGTTGATAATCCTTCAACGGTAAGATTGCCGGTTACGGTTGCATTACCTGATACTGTGAGATTATCATTGATAGTAGTTTCTGATGTTCCATGACCTATTGAAACAGGAACACCAGAAGTTTCTGTAGCAATTTTTAATGAGCCTGTTTTGTTTGTAATATAGGAATCCGTAGCATCATGGTAAAAAGATAAATCATTACTTGTTCCTATATAAATTTCTGTATCATCTGGTAGATGTATAAACGAACTTGCACCTGCTATCTCCACAGGAGCATTAACATTTAATTGGTCGTTTAGTGTCGAAACACCAGTCACACCTAATGTGGAACTTAGAGTAGTAGCACCAGTAACTCCTAACGTGCCTGTTATGGCCGCGTTCTCATCTACATCTAATGTATCAATGTGAGCTGTGCCGTCAATATAGATATTTCTCCATTCTTTTGTGGCGGTACCTAAGTCGAATGTGCTGTCTGAATTGGGTATAATATTAGAATTAACATCAGCACCAAACACCACATTATCTGTGTCGGCATCACCAAAAGTTAATGTGCCGCCATTAAGAGTTGATAATCCTTCAACTGTAAGGGTACCTGAAATTTCTACATTAGAATCTATATCTACATCTTTAAGAAATTGTATTTTCTCACCGGAATCTGTGGTATGAAATACAGCATAATTTGTAACACCTTCAGAAATAGTAAGAGCTGTAGCACTGTTATCAATAATATTAATATCTGTTGCTTGTGTTGAAACATCAATATTTGAAGAATTAAAATCTAAATCTGAATTTAATGTTGTTGTGCCATCAACAATAAGATCACCAGAATCTATATCAATACCTTGATTGAAATGCCATCTATTATCAGCATTTTGCCAAAGTATAGTTTTGTCTGTAGTGCCTTTAAGGGTGATACCACCGCCATCCGCTATACCGTCAGTAGGAGTATCTACTGCCGATAATTCTAAATTCTTATCGTCTACTGTAATGGTTGCAACATTAAGAGTTGTTTGGGTACCATTAACAATCAAATCTCCAGTAACGGTTAGATTATCATTGATAGTTGTTTCTGATACGGAATGACCAATTGAAATTACAGAACCACTAGTTGCTGTTCCTAACTGTAAAGCATTAGTGCCGTTAGGGTCTATAGATAATGCACCTGTCGTAGTTGTAATAGCATTGCCATTTAAATTGATATTATCAACATCAAGGTCACCAGTAATATCTACAGCACCAGAAAGGGCTAAATCACCAGAGAAAAGAGAACTGCCAGAAACTGTCAAATCTCCAGCAATTGTGAGATTATCTTGAACAGTAGTTTCTGAAGTTGCATTACCAATCTTAACAACAGAACCGCTTGTAAGTGTTCCTAGATTTAGATTTTGTGTGCCTTGAGCATCAATGTTTAAGTGTCCGCCTGAGGTATATTCATGGAAGATACCGACATTATTTCCATCTATAGTTACCCTATCAACCCTAAGCTCGTTTAATTTTTTATCTTCATCAACTATTAAAGCAGAATCTGGAGAAACTTGTCCTCGAATATGATCTAACAAATCGGTGAAATACTTACCACCAATTGTATGTACAAATTCAGCTTCTAATTCTCCGCCGGGGCCTGTAGGATACTCATCTCCTGCACCAATAAAAAATCTTTGGCCGCCGTTAGATGCTGTAGCACCTCCCCATGTATAAGCTATTTCCCCCGATTTTAAATCGGTAGGAGCTGTATTTCCGGAAGACCTTTTTATTAGAAATTTTGATATAGTGGGCATTAAAATGTTCCCCCATCAAACACAATAGAGCCTGTAGATGTAAGAACCGTATAATCTACGTCTGTGATAAGGTCCTTCAATTTCCAAGAGTCTGTTGCTGCATCATAAAACACAACTTTATTATCATCAGCAGCTGATAATGTGCCAAAATTAGAATCCGTTAAAGTTCTAAGCTTTAATTGTGACTTTACTACTTTTGCTTTTAGTGTAGTACCAGATGAACTAGTAGCCATATCCCTTTATTCTCCCTATCTAGAAACGGAAGGCTGAACTACTAACCTACCCTCTAAAGTTCTTGTTTTAATTCCTAAAGAATCGGTTAATTGTAAATCCCAAACATATCTACCGTCTTTGAGGTTACCAGTTTGTGTGTCAGTCAATCCAAGCTCTAATTTCCCAGTAGTTCTATCTGCGGGCCAAGCAATAGTAAAGGTTTCAGATGCGGAGCTAGTTCCGTATCGTTTTCGTATTTGAGCTAAAGCGGTATAACCAGTTAAATCAAGGACTGTGATGTTTCCATCAGCATCTTCATTTGTCAATTCTACAGAAACCGAGAAATCTGCATCAGCTTCAACGACTAGATTATTAATTAGTGACATAAAAACTCCAATTCTTTTGCTACTATTTATAAAATTTCGTTGTGTCGCATTGCATCCCTCAACTTAATTACCATATCATATATCATTAAATCCGTATGAAAAGGTCCTGGAGTAAACCTTAATCGTTCGGTACCCTTTGCTACGGTAGGATAATTTATAGGTTGTACATAAATCCCATCCTTATATAATAAATCATCACTAATTCTCTTACATTTTGTTGCATCACCTATAATAACAGGAACAATATGTGATGGATTTTTCATTACGCTTATACCATTTCGTTCCAATTCTTCTTTAGTTTTTTGGGAACGCTCTTGCATAGTAAGCCTTAAGCTGTTATGGTCTCTAACATACTTAACAGAGGTCAAGGCTCCAGCACATATAACTGGACTTATACTTGTGGTGAATATGAATCCAGAAGATAAACTTCGTATAGCATCTAGAAAATCTTTATCAGCAGCAATATAACCTCCTTGTATTCCAAACGCTTTAGCTAATGTTCCGTTTATTATATCAACTTCAACACCATCACGTTCTGTAATACCGCCACCACCTTCTCCATATAAGCCTACTGCATGAACTTCATCTAGGAAAGTTATAGCTTTATATTTTTTACATAATGCTACAATTTCTTTTAATGGACATATATCTCCGTCCATAGAATAAACAGATTCAAAAACAACACATTTAGGATCAGGAGTTTTTTCAAGTAATTCTTTAAGATGCTTTAAGTCATTATGTTTCCAAATTTCTTTCTTAGCTCTACTGTGACGAATTCCTTGAATAATGGATGCATGGTTCATACTGTCACTTATAAAAGTAATATCAGGCAAAACTTTAGCCATAGTTTCTAAAGTTGCTGAATTTGCAATATAAGCTGAAGTAAAAAGCAGAGCGGCTTCTTTTTGGTGCAATTCTGCTAACTCTTGTTCTAAAGCAACATGATAATGTGTGGTGCCTGATATGTTTCTTGTTCCGCCTGAACCAGCACCAGAACTCTCCAATGCTGTTCGCATTGCATCTATAACATAACGGTGTTGACCCATGCCCAAATAATCATTTGAACACCAATTAACTATTCGTTTAACAGCGTATTTGGAATACCATATTGCTTGCGGAAATTTACCACGTTCTCTGAGGATATCATTAAAAACTCTATAGTTGCCTTCTTCTTTAAGGCCTTCTATAATTTCCTGAAATTTATCAAGATATATCATGCTCAATATTTATACGGGGAAACAAAATATCTGAGCAAAACAAATTCACATCTTCTTCATCCAACCCTAAAGACTTCATTACCTTTGGGGTATGTGGATTCTTTTTTTGGTTGTCACAATAATAATTTTGGCGTTCAGATACTTCTTGAACAATTCCCCTTCCATTAGATTCTGATACATTATCAAAATAATAATTTAAGTTTTTTAATGTTAGCATTATAATATCTAATGATTCTGCTTCTGTATTAACATTACTAGCAGCAATCATAGAAGGAGAAAATATATTTAAGGCCCATTCAGGCAAAGACCTCTTTTTACTAGGAACAAAACTGGAAACAGAATCGGCAAACCACTGTATCATAAAATGATTCTTATCTGTTGTTGCAGAAAAATCATGGAAAGCTCCTGTCATTTTATTTTTACCTGATATAACATCAAAGCCAAATATTGGACTAGTATTATCTAAATTAGGAAAAATACAAACGTGCATCATCCATAATTTCTTTGTATCACGAACATCCACAACATCTATATGGCAACGTCTAGTTGACTCGGTTTGCCATACTCTATTCATCCATCCAGGTTGGTTGAAATGATCCATACCCGGTTCAAATATTTCAACACCTACATCATCAAATTTTTTTATAAATTCATCTTGTAATGATATAAGGTTGTCCCATAAAACACTCATGCAATAAACAATAAAATCAATATAACAAACACTACCATGATTTGATGAGCAATATATTCATCTGATTTCAATTTTGGATAGCTCTGCAATAAAAATTTAAAAGTTTCTTTCATCCTTTTAACGCTGTTTAGCATCTTTTATGAATTTAGGAATCAATGCCAAATAGTAAAGAGCACCAAGACCTATACACCATAGAAGAATAGATTTGTATTCTGTTTGCCAACCAATGAACATTAAAATAATACACGCTACATCTATAATTGAATAGTACAGCCTAAAATTAACTTCACCATTAGGTTCACATTTTTCAATAAGTTTTAATCTAGCATTAAATAACCATGGGCTAATATGTCTCCCCATAACAAAAATATGCAACAGCAAAAATACTGTTAGTCCTATATAAAATAACATCTACTCAACTCCTAAATTATTTTGTTGTTGATATTCTAAAACTTCATCTAAAAGTTCATTAGATAATTCAAATACAGCAACAGCTTCATCATACATACTATCATCCAATTTTGAAACAATTTCAGCTATAGCAGTTTTAGCATCATCAAATTCATAAAATTTTCCGGAACCCGGAACTTGATTTTTTAATATTTGACCACCATGTAGTTCACCCATATGTCTAACATACACATGAGCCATAATTATTGTGGGGTTGTGGAAATTTTTTATTATCCTATCTTTATGCTTTTTTGTAGTGTTACAGGTGGGTGCCGGGAAATCTTTGTCCCATAATTCTTGAAAATCATCCAACAACTTAGAAGAACGAAGCGTATCTTCGTTAATTAAATTTAATTCAAGAGCTGCATTTTCTAATACTACATAAATTTGATATAAATTCCAAAGATAAACTGCATATGTTTCAGGATCAATATCTCCTTTTAACATTTGTTCTGCTATTTCATGCCGTTCTGATTTATGATGAACTTCCATCGTTAAAGAACGTAAATTATCTGTACGCTTATTCATTATATAATAACCTCTTATTATTGCTATAGGGGTAGAAATTGCTTCTACCCCTATAGAATATTTAGTCAAAAACTATTTAGTCACACGGTCCGGAGTGCATGACATGTTGAGATTCTTGACCTTGGTCATTTCTTGAGTATTCCCAGAAACTATAGTGAAAACAAGACCGGTGGGAATCGGAATCGTTACCTGTCCACAACATCTTACCTCTATCATCCATCCAAGCTTGCATTGGCCGGTGGGCGTAACCAAAAGCTCCAATATTCATAATTCTAGTACCAGCTGGGAGAAGTGCTCGACGTTTATTTGAATAATTCAGCTGATCAAAATCAGGATAGTTCTCAGCAGGAGATTCATCACTATTCCATCCCCAGGAGTTGCTGCTGCCCTCGTAGTAACCCAACCCTTTGTAGCCATAAGTATTATAACCACCACTCCAACAATCGCCATTACTGTCTAGATATATCGGACTAGTCCATTGATAACTACCATCACCACCATCATGGTTATGACTAGTAGCATATTTGGTCCAGCGAGGACCCTTAATTTGTACAAAGTGTCCAGGATGACCAGTCGATTGATACCAATACATAGAACCAGACGGACTGTGTCCTAAATCGCCGTGAGCGTAATTGCCTGATGTAGTCCAAGTCATGCCGGTGCTTTTCTGTTTGAATGTAAAGTGGAATTCATAACCCGTTTCACCACCTGGCCAAAAATCTTCAATGTCGCCGTTTGGTCGGAAATTCAATCGTTTAAATGAGCCCATTTGGTGTGAGTCGTGTCCGCCCATTCTACTAAACCCTGGCATCTGGCCTGCGCTGTGATGGCCAGCAGCCCACAACCAACCTTCACCATCCAATGCGAATAATAAACCGGTAGACGCTGAACTATCGCTTGGCACAAAATCTAATTTTTTAAGTCCGCCATAATAATTGAAATCAACACTAACTAGTGTAGGAGTGTGCATATAGTAAGTACCATTCCGATGGCCAACTCCTAGTTCGCCGTTATTGTTATGACCCCAAGCCCAGAGCAACCCTTCTTCATCTAATGCCCAGAATCTACCCTCATTGCTACCAGAAGCGTAAATATCTACGATCATTTTACCATCAAAGAAAAATTGTGGAATTCGCATTGGTCTACTAAAGTTAGAACTATACCATGCCCAAGTATTTGGATAAGTATAATCTTGTCCATCAGGACCTTTAGCTGTACCACTACCGTTGAAATCACCACTATTCTTTACATCTGGGTTGCCAAAACCTAATTGACCGTTGTTATTATATCCCCACATCCAAACAGAACCATCTTGTCCTAAAGCCATAGTAGAAGAAGTGCTACTTGTATTAGCTCCAGCTGAACTGGATTCTATTTTAATTATTTTTGTCTCACTAAAGCTTTTCGCAATTGGAGTACCTAACCAATCAATATGGTCATCAGCAGCACAGCGAACTGGATAATAGCGATCGGATGTTGATCGCTCTCCCAACTGTGAATTTCCATTATATCCAGCACCATAAACCTCTCCATTGTTCATTAAGAAGAATGAATTGTGGGCACTACCTATACACTGTACAACCCGAGGAGTTTCACCATCAGGTGTAATCAGTCCTTCACCAGCTGCAGCTGCTAAAGTGTTCCATGAACTATTATCTCCACTATTTAACCAATCAGTGAAAGTAAATCCAGGATAATGGTGTTTAGCTCTATTAGAGCTACCACCAACACTGCTGGCGCCAACGCCATTATATCCATTTTGATCGTTACCACCAACGCACTGTACTGTTCCATCAGAACAAATATGCATGCTACTATAACCAGTCATTTGTTGACTCTGGTGCATCTTGTAGCCCATATTATATTTCCAACCTAATGGAGCACTGTTTCTAAATGCAATACCTTCGTGTCTACCATCTCGTCCTCTAGAGGATTCTAATACTTTAACCCAATAGTCCGTTTCTTCTACCCAAGTATTTTTATACCGAGTACCTTTTATACACTGGTAAAGATGTCCATTGGCTTTGCACATTTCTCCAACTTCATATTGGCGATGATAATCCCATGTTGAAACATCAACGTTGCCGCGAATATGAACAACCCAATAAGTTTTATTATCCGGCCGACACGACCATTTAACGACTTCGGGATGCTCGAAATTATAGTGAGTGGTGCCTGTTGTACCTTCAGATGAAATACTATAATCTCGTGGATTATCTCTTATACACCGATAAGATTTGCCTTGCCATTGTACAATATCATTTTTATCATACCATGTTCGTTCTTGCCATGGACCTTTCCAGGTTAACTTTAATTTATTAATGTCTAAAGCCATGTTTGTTTACCCTTATTTTAAATTATTTTTTAGAATCCAAGACTTGCTTTAAATTCTTCTTCTTCTGTTCCGATTGCAGCGATAGATGCTAATACATCAGCATCACTATCTACTATACCTTGCAACAATTTCGATAGAGGTGTATTTAAGGTAAGTTTTGATTGAATGTCCACCGTTCCTCGAATTAGGACCTGACTCACCGCAGCTACTTCCGCTAATGCAGCTGCATCAGTGGTTTTATCATATACGGTAACTTCAAAATCTCCCTGACCTGTTGTTACTGTTACCTTTGCGTCATCATAAGAAAACCATTCCTTATCATCATGTGAAGCCAAGAACACAGGGGTATCTTCTACATCAGCTACCACTGGCGCAACATAATCATCTGTAAGGGCAATGGACTTGTGACTAAAAATCTTCTTCGCCATTTTAACTATTCTCCATTTAAAAGTTATATTTTTTTGTTATTAATATTTATATGTTTACCGACCCATGCCAGGATTAGACATTAGTCCATTATTGTTACTGTTATAACACCATGAATTATGGCCATTTAAGTGATTGCCTTCATTAGATGAATAACCGCTAAATCCCCATAATAGGATTTGACCATCTTCTGTTATAACCCACGGCATATTACCAAAGTAATTGGTACTTTCATATATGCCTTGAGGAATAACATGACTTATTTTCGTGCCAGCAGGAATATACTTGTGATATGGCTTATATGTGCCATCTTCACCTGTCCAATTGCTGCCTGCATATGGATTGCCACCTTCATTATAAGAATCATAGCCTTGTCCTAAGAACTCACCGGAATCGGTAAGAGCCCAAGTATGACCAACATCACTATATGTTCCGCATGTACCAATATCTTTAAGATTTTTAATCTTTGTAATAAGTGAAGGTGGATAATCAGATCCAGTAGCACCATCCAACCCGAGATAATTGCCGCTTGAAGCTCCGGCATGATATGTATCGCCGTTTTTAGTTCTTATAAAGAGTCCGACATAACCGTTCCAGGAGATTCCCCAAATATCAACAATATCACCACCAGGTGCAGATGTCATTTTGACCCATCCGTCTTGGTGGTTTGTTGTATCTGATCCTCCGGAATTACCATAACCGTTATATCCAGAGTGCCATATATACCCATTATTATCTAAAATCCAAATACTGGTGTTGCCACTATACCCAGCAATTTGCCAACAAGCCATACCATCCACTGCTGGATCCCACTGGTTAGTAGCTGACCCACCACCACCAATTTTTACTGGTCGATAATGGTTTGTTGTATTGGATTGTCCAAGTTGGCCAACACCATTATAACCCCAACCATACAGATGATCGTCTTGAGTTCGTGCAACCATTGTGGAGCTGTGTCCTGAGCAAGCAATATCAATTACTCGTTTGTTTTCAAAATATTCTTGAGGAATTTTGAATGGAGAGCCCCAATGCTCGGTACGACCTCTACCAAGCTCGCCGTTGCCATTATAGCCCCATGTCCAAACCTGGCCTTTATCATCAAGAGCCATACAAGCATGATTATTAGTCTCTGTTGGACCACTGTTAGCCGCAATCTTAACAATAAACACACCACGTAGGTTTTGACCTACTTGAGGCATCCAATGATCGCTAAATTGCCCATGGCCCGCCTGGCCGTGTCCACCATAACCTTTATGCTGGACTTCTCCGTTATCAAAAAGGAAATACTTCCAATCATAACCTTGACAAATCTGAACACACTTAGGTGTCCTTCTCTTATCAGCTCGATTTGTGTGTCGGCCGTTTGAAGAAAACCCTTTAATGCTAGGATCATTATGGCCAAAATGACTTTTATCTCCTGATTCATTCCAATCTCTAAATACAAAATCTACTTCCGAAAAATAACTTAACGGACGAGTTGTGTGTGGTGTTGATGAACTACCATAACCCAAAGAATACACGCATCCATTTTTATCAATAAATGTTCTATTGCGATAGATGCCTGTCCCTGGGTTGTTCAATGGCTCTTTATATTTCCAAGCGATCCGACCCATATTAGATGCCCAAATAGCTGCCTGATCGTTACTATTACCACCACTAATTTGTTCCCAACTATTATGCCAACTTTGAATTGGACTATATTTGCCCATAGCATCTTTAGATCGTCCTGATGTTGTTGCAGCATCTGCCATCAAGTCGGAACGAGTTCTATTCATTTCTTTGGTCATATATGGAGGTGCACCAACATTATCTCGTAGTGCCCTATAAAAACCAGAAGTATTACTTGACTCTTGACTTTTCATAGATACTATATCACCCCAATAATATTGAGTTGAAGCATCATAATCTCCTCTATAGTTTATTCCACCCATAGACATTAAGTCCCAATATTCGTGTCCGATCCAACCTTTATTAACATGGATTCCTTTACTATCATACATTGCTGCAGTAGTTTTAGAGAAAGGATAAATTTTCTCATATCCAACAGGAACATGAAGTTCTACTTTACGATTTAAATTTTCTATATCTTGATAGGTGCTACTAGTCGTGTTTAATGTTGCTTCATAATGTGCCTGGGTAACCTCTTTATTATTTAAAAAGTATTTAAGAGGCGAATCATCCCCTGATGTCCAAAGCGAAACACCGCTGTTATGAGTACCATCAGCTGTTATGCTGAAATCTAAAGGATACCCCTTTTCAGCTGGGCCGTTTTGATGAAAACTATAATAACCCATTTCAGCAAATGAAACATCCATTCCATTTTCATCAATACCTAAAGTTTCAGGCGTTTTAATACTATCAATATAATATTTCATAACGCCGGCACCAATATCTACTCTTTCTACTTGGTGGTTGTTATCTACTGGTCGATAATTATAAGGAAAATTAGAAGTATCATCAAAGCTATGATAAGCATTAATATCTTCATCTGTTTCCAAATGTCCGCTAAATTTAGAACGTAAATTCCATAGCGTTTTATAATTTTTATATCCCTGTCCTTTATCGCCAGGAGCAAATGTTTCATGTGAATTTGGGGAATAAGATTTTTTACAATACCAAATCTTACCGCCGTGCTGGACCGTATCACCTACTTCATAGGTAATATTAGGATCCCAGTCCCCTTCAAATGAAAACTTTAATTTTCCTAAATCAATTGTTGCCATTGTTGTTTTTCCTGTTTAAAATTTTATCCAATTGCTGGTGGTTGCGCTATTGTCTGCCTGTGCTCGGCCATATTACCGTGCATTGATGTAGGATATCCTGACATACAAATACGGTTCCGATCATTTTTCCACACATAATGCCAATAATGACTAGTTGTGTCATTACCAGCATAATGAACCGGCCTAATATCTTCCATGTGACCTTGAAAATCATTCATTAGTCTGGGCATTTGCAATTTACCATTATTCTTTTCTTCTACTAGATTGGGTAAATTTTGTGAAGCACCTGCCCAAGTATCAGTATACCCCATTGATAGTGAGCCTTGATTATTCCTGCCATTAACAAAACAGCTTCCTGAATTTGTAATAACACCTACATTAACATAATGGTAAGAAGTGCTGTTACCCATATTGTTATTAACCACCTTTTTAATATTTGTAACCGCTGCGGTTAGACCCCCAATAGTCCATTCTGGAATTACTGGTGCTGTTGAGTCTGTTGTTGTGCCGTTGCACAGTTGATATGAATTATTACGGCCACAAGAATTAACTACTCCACTTGTATTCTGTGTCCACATTGATCCAAATTGACCGTTGCCAACAAACCAGAAATTGTCACAATCACCTGTGCCACTACCGTGTCCTAAAGCAGTCTGTACAAATGAATTCTGTTGTGCGGTTCCTCCAGCCATAGCCCAACCATACCCATTATATCCACAGGTGTATAATCTGCCGTCGTCAGCTAAAACAGCCGCTCGGCCGTAACTACCCCTCCCATCAACCTGGACTTTTACGATTTTAGTAGTTGTAGCAGCAAAAGTTGTAGTAGCAGTAGAGCCTGATGGTCCGATACATGGCACTGGCACCGATTGGTTAGAAGTATTGCCTCGTCCTAATTGACCATATCCATTATAACCGCAACTGTAAAGCACGTTTGTTGCTGTTAAGAAATAACTGCACCCATAAGTATGACCACACAACCACATATCAATAATATCTTCATTAAGGAAGAATGCTCTGTTAATTTTTGTGGGCTGAGTTCGCTGGGTTGTTGTACCATCTCCCAATTGACCATAACCGTTGTATCCCCACATCCAAACATCACCATTCTCATCAATAGCACCACAATGGTGTGTACTATCCGGACCATCCCAATCACTTATAGCTATTTTGGAAATTCTCAAATCTCTCCAAGTATGATTTGTTGCATTGGTTGCTTCATATACATTTTGGTAAGAACCACCAACTCTTACTGGATAACTTCTGGTAGAAGTTGATGCATCACCACTTTGGCCGTGTCCACCATAACCCCAGTGATATACTTCACCATTGTTAAATAATGCCATACCAGTGTCATACCCCTGTAATAGTTGAATACATTTAGGAACTTGTCCATCAGGAGTTTTGTGAACGCCTGTTCCGCCGTGGTCGGTGGAACGATACCAATCTAAAAACGGAAAAACCACATTTGTTGCTGTATAAAATGTTTGATTTGTACCACTTCCGCCTCCACTATTTGAACCTATATGCATTACGCCGCCGCGGCCGTTGATCCAATTGACCATATTGACTGAATATGTGCCTGGAAATTGTCCATCTTTACTTCGTGAAAGTAACTCTGACCCAATAATTCTATCGTGATTGGAGATTTCTAAGGTCTCCAAATAATCACCAGTAAACGTAGCAATCTGACCTTGTGCTTTATTTGAAGCTATAACTGAATCATCAAAGTCGTGTCTAGAATTAATTAATTTCCAATTTGAATTATTATCCCAAGGCTTAGTAGCTTGTGTACCATCAGCTGTATTTTCTATAGTACAAATGTACATTGCTTCAGTTGACCGAGATTGGTCAGCCATAAGCATTCCGGTACCAGAAAAGGATGCGCCGCCTAACGTATTATCATAATCTACCGTAACTTTAACAACATCATTCTTATAATATACTGTGCCGTTTGTATTATCATGTGTGCCTCGATAATTAAAACTTTCCCTAATTGGTGTCCAATACTGTGTTGCGTTTGTTACTGTAATTTCATTACCCATACCAGCACCATGTGCATCACAGAAATACCATAAATCTGCTGGTGATCCACCAACAGGTGCATCAGGTGCAAATTTGATTTCTATTCTGCGTGTTGTAGCTGCATTGAATTTTGCCAATGTTGACCATTCTGTTTGAGTTACCCACGCACCATCTAAATAATAACGAACATTCTTCGTATATAGATTTGATGTTTGTGACGATGCTGTTGTAGCAAACTCTAAAGGGTGTCCATCATTAGAAGAATCATCTAAATTAAAATGATGTGTTTCACCTCGGTTCACAGTAAGAGCTGGATTCGTAGTTGCAGCACTTGGATTGCCTACCCCTTCTCCAGCAAAATGGAATGTATTTCCTGATCCTGAAGGATACAGAGTTCCTGCTGCAACAGTAACGGTATAAGTTACTGACTTTGGAATTGCAGGTGCCTGAGCCGCTGGAACAGTTGTTAATGCTACAAAATCTGTATTACGATGTTCTACTACATCATCTTCCAGATAAGTCGCACCATTATCAAAGGCTCCTTTATAATTGAAATGCAGATTCCCTATTTGTGTTGTTGTAACTGCCATTTTTGTTCCTCTATACTAATCCTTTATATTATGTAACTGTAAGTTGTAAATGTCCCTTTGAAGAAACAGCAACATCTGTTGTCGTACTTCCATGGAACCATTGCGTATCAACCATATCGGTATTTGGCAATGATGTTGATTGCGATGGCACATTAAAGTTAGTGGACCTAATTTCTATCAAAGCACCAGTCAAAGGATCTGCATATAAAGCTGTTGTTGTTGAAGTAGCTTCTTCGTCAACATAAACTTTATTTGTAACATCATTATTGACAGTTGGCGCAATTGCTGTTTGTGTCTGTGCTTCAAGTAAAATCTTACCTGTACCATCTGTTTGTAATTTTAAATCTCCATTAGTTGCTGTAGTAATAATAATGTTACTATGTAGTTTTAACTGACCAACAAGAATTTCGTTGACTGTCAGGTTGTTACTACCACCACCTAACTGGGTTTCAACATACGTTCTAATTGCTTTCTCTGTTACAAGAGCATTATCTGAATTTCCTGACAACGTTCCATCTGTCGAGAATTCTGAAACTGTAGCCCCAAAACTTCCAAGTGCAACAGATCCTAGTGACAGTTCTTGTAGACCTGAAAGGTCAAAACTCTCAGCATTAAGTGTAGCCTTACCAGTGGCCTGATGTACTTTGAATAGGTCACCAACTCTGTAGTTACCATCTTGGTCAGTCGATGTGTAGAATACTCTACCACGATCTTTCTCAATAACCTCATCGTCAGCATCGGATGCCTGTAATGGTTCTTCAGTCGGATAGTTGGTGTCTGCAAAACTACCAGTACCAATATCCAAGAAGTCATGTCCAGTCATTCTGATGTTAGAGTACTTATCCCTAAACGTAATAGCTGTATTGTCAGGCGGAGTTAATGCCTTTGTTATAAGCGGCGAACAAGTAATTGTTGCCTGTCCAAGACCACCTGTAACTGCATTGGCCGTTGAAGCAACAAATGTATGTGCTGTTGTGTTAGATGATACACCAACATTCACGGTAAGTGTATCTGCTGTTACTGCTGTGATGGACAATGATGCACCATTACCTGCAGGATCAGCTGGCCGTGGGTATAAATGGTTACTACCATGACTATCTTCAGCACAAGTAAATGTTAAACTTTGATTTGCAATCTCTATTGTTTGACCAACTGTCAAGGAGTGTGCCCCAACTGTTAATACTAATACACCTGTTCCGGGATTATATGTTGCCGCAGACGGAGTAAACTTTGTCTGGCCCACATAATTAGTAGCACTAACAACCAAGTAACTTGTATTGCCGTCATGTGCAAACTGAAAACTAGCTCCTTCTTTAGGTTCCTTTGATAGACCATCAGCAACAAAACTGTTACCCACTGGGTTGATGTTTGAATAACCATCACCACTTATGGTTCCTGTTGTTGTTGCAGTCTTATATCCTGTACCACCCACAGTAATAGTTGATTGGCCAATTACTCCATTACCTATTATAGGAGTTGCAGTTCCTAATGTTGTTGCATTGGGGTCAGTAATTATTGCTGTTGGTGCAGAACTATATCCTGCTCCAGCATCAAGAATAAAGATTTTCTGAATCTTCGCCGACTTAACCGACACTCTAGCCAAAGCCGTTCTAGATGGTGTACCACCGCCTGTGAAATGAATTCGTGGTTCAATTTCATAAGTCGTTGTGGCATCTAGTGTTGTCTCAGCAGATGATCTGCCTCCAAAATAATCCCAACCAGAACCTGCAGCTTCATTAACTATTGTACAAACTTTAGTTGATCCGTTATGGGCACTAATAATACCTGTCTGACCTGTGCCAGTACCATCGGTAATAGTAATTCTCATTCCATTATAGAAACCCGTTACGTTTGTATCTGACAAAGCAAGAGTAATAGTTGTTGCAGTACCAGTCTGAGCAGACGATGTAGTTGTTACATGGTTCTCACCAGTTGTTGTAACATCAACGTGTCTAACACCACCATCATTGATAGCAAGTGTAGCAGCCCCACTAGCGCCTGCACCAGAAAATGCGATTGTAGCAGTTTCTATAGTAGCAACATTAAATGTTAGTGCAGGTGCACCGCCGCCTCCCAACTGAGAGTCGTTGATACTAATTGTATCAGTTGCGGCATGAGCATCACCACCACTAATTAGGAGATGACCTGTTACTTGACCAGAACTACCAATATCTATATTAACTATTAAGCCAGTACCAGAACCTGTTGTAGCGTCTTGAGTACAAGCAACATAAGAACCTTGAGTTCGTGAACCGTGAGCCGCACCAAAAGTACCTAGTGTAGCGGCAACGCCATGGTTATAATTATTACCAGCGTATTCAAATTCGATTCTCTGTATAGCACCTGTGCCTGCAGTATTATGTCCTGCAAGTACTCGTCCCACTATAGCCTGTTGGCTTAAGTTATTAACAGTACCTGTTGCAGGTACTTCAAGTGGGTCTACACCAGAAGATACAGCTCCGTATTCTCCGTATGAGTTGTTACAGTTTGCAGCTCGAATTGTACCACCCGAATCTGCAAGGTAACCCATATGACAATAGTATGTAAACACAGATACAATTTCTGATCGGCCAGCGTTCTTTGTCCAAACACCAACACCATCATCACATATCTGTGTGAAGTCATTAGCAAGAATAGAATCATAACCCATCGGGTGTAATCCACCATCAATCTTAATGCCTACAGCACCAGAATAACTAATGTGTACTGCGTTCTGAACAAATGGTGACTGTAGATAAACAAGTCCGTTCGGATCAAGAGCAACAGCAACACCAGACCTTGTAGCGCCTGCTGTTTCTGTCGGTCGTTGTAGACCATCAGATGAAGCAGATGCCAACTGACCGATAAGACCCGTCATGGTCATGCCACGAATAGTAGTCTTTTCGTTCATCTGGAACATATCAGAGCGGTTGTTAGGTGTTGAACCGTCATCTGAATTACCGGAAGTAGGTTTGACTGTAACACTTCTCATTTCATCACCCATAACGGCAACACCTTCTGGGACTTTAATCGGTAACTGCTCTTCATAGATACCGGTCCTAACAAATAAAGTTCTAGAATCGGTTGTTGGTGTAACTAGTGCAGGCAAAGTCGAAAGACCGCTATCTAAAGCATTAGTATCTATTAAAATACTAGCAGTAATAATTGCATCAGTGCCAGCTTCTCCATTGTTCCCGGAAGTGTCCTGTGTAGTTATTACTGGAGATTGTAGTGAACTATAAGCTGTACCAGTGAATATATTGTTATTAATAATATCACGCAATTTTTCGTGAACAAGCTTTTCTGGTTCCCGTGTACCGTCAATTAATGCGGTATCACCAGAAGGGCCACCAGGATAAGTGTCATTTGCCCAAAACATCATAGCAAACTGTCTGATCCAAGAATTACCCCCATAGACCATATCATGGTCTAAAGAATCAATTAAATAACCAACGTCCCTTTCGCACTTACCACTGTCGTATGTATAATTATACCAAGGTGAACCAGGGTTGCTAGTATTAAGAAATACCTGTTGAGCAATCCAAGCAACGACCTCATCTTTCAGGAATTCTTTATTATTAGTTAATCGAAGCGAAGCATCAGGATTAGATTTTGCAGCTGAATCTAATGCTTCACAAGCATATTTAATTGTTAAATAAGGCTTATCAGGTGTTGTTCCTCGTCCTGAAGTAGCATCATCCGCACCGTTCTTACCAACATAAAACACACCAGGAACAACACCAGAATAACCCCATTCTGGCTCTTGACCGGCAGAATCAACTTTAAGAACTTGTCCGGATGTACCAATAGGAATTCTATAATTTGCAGTAGCATTTCGTGATAGCACATCACCCCGTTGGGTTAATACTGCCTGCGAATCACCCTCTGCAAGTACATCCCAGTAAGTTCCGATACTGTCTGTAACCGGATCATTAACACCATTTGAAGCAGTGTGAGTAAGCTTACAACGATAAGAATTTGCTAGATGACTAACTGTGTCACCTGGATTATAAACCGTAGTGTCTGTCCAACTATCTCTCCATGTAAAGCCTTCTACAATTTTTTCCCAATGTGTTGCTGAATCTGGGGTGTTTCCTGTTGTATCTACTTTAGCAGAATATGAATGTCCGCCAAAGATTACAACATCACCTGGACTATAAGCAGTAGAATTATTATATGTACTCTTTAATTTAAATCCAGTAGATAATATTTCCCAATCAGAAGTATTATTATAAGGAGAAACCCCTACATTTTGTCTAACAGCGGCATAAGTGTATCCGCCATAAGTTACAACATCACCTAACTGGTACTGTGTGCCTGCTGCCCAAGAATCCTCAAATTCTAAACCAGAAGCAAATAGATCAAATTTAGTTTCGTCTAATGTAGCACCTGCGGTGTGTTGTGTGTTACAAATATATGTTGATGCACCATACTTGACTACATCATTAAGTTTGTAATCTGTTGCGTTTGTGTAAGCACCCTTCCAAGCAAACCCAGAGTTATACTCTGTCCACTTTGCTGTATCATCATATAAACTAGCTTGTGATGTGTGTCCGGTGTTACAAATATAATTCTTACCACCCCAAGAAATTACTTCGTCTACTTTATAATAAGTAGTTGCGGTCCATGCACCTTTCCAAGCCTGTCCACTTGTAAACTTTGCTAGTTTAGAAGCAGCAAGGTCAACATAAAAATCTGCATTTGAGGTGTGGTTTTCCTTTACGACATAAACATTACCACCATACTCCACACAATCATCTTTAATGTATGCTGTGGCTGTTGTCCATTCGCCTTTAAATTGGAATCTAATTCTTCCTAATACAAAATCTGCCATTGTTTTATCCTATCCAGTTTTCTGTTGCACCGTTTTCTGTTGCGGCGTAAGTATAATTTTGATTATATCTGGCTACTAATTCTCCATCACTATTCATATAATATGTTAATTTATTTTTATCCATTCTCATCTGATCGAAAGCTCTATCGCCTCGGTCAGATTCGTATTGTTCCCGGCCAGACTCTGTATAACCCTTTAGAGAAGCATTAACATTTACATCAGAGCCATCTAAATTTTCTTCTAAATCTTCTATGCCGTTATAAGCGAAACCTTCACCGCTATTTATACTTATTGATTCTTCTCCAGACATATAGACTTTCTTATAATATAGTATTCCATCATCATCTACATCCAAAACATGAAGAGCATATTCGTCTGTTATAGCTGCTTCTCTACTCTCCGCTTTAGCAGCTGTGCTTATAAGCATTGGCATTAGGTGACCTCCAAAATACTAAGGAAAACTTCCAGATGCGTAACATCTGACACCACCCTAATTATGTCTGAAGCTTCTAAATTAATAGGCTTATCTAATATTAAGGTATTTTGAGCTGCAACTTCTAATGATTTTCCTATATGTCTAAATGTTGTTCCACCATCTACCGTAACTTTAATATCACAATTAGCTACACTAGTCAGTGAAGTGTTTGATAGATATACTGCATGTAATACTGCCCTTGAAGATGCTGGTGAAGCAGGACAGGTATAAACATCTGCTGAGCTATCATCTGTCGTTGAACATATCATCCCTGCATTTTTAAAATTACTTGCCATATATTATCCACCAAATACTACCGAGAAGGCTAGTATGTCTCCATCTGTTGCTAAAGTACCATTTGAATTTGGTAAGGTGATAGTTCTATCAACATCCGGATCAGCAGCAGTAAGAGTCGTTTCAGCTGCATCGGGTGTTGATCCTTCAAAGACAATATTAGAACCGTCTAAGTGAATATCATTAGATGTTGAATTGTTTGTTGTTGTTACATCGTGCAAAGTAACACCGACTGCACCACCAATTTCTTTAATTGCATTAGAACTATCTTTAATAAAAAGTTTCTGATCAGCGGTGTTGATTGCAATTTCACCCACCTCTAAATCACTGGTTCCTGGTGGGGTACTTGCGGTTTCGTTACGCTTTACTTTTATAACTGTTGCCATTTATAGTCCCTTTTTATAAATTATACTATTATTTATACTTTTCTTTATTGCTAAACCTTGAACTTTTGTGCAAAATGTCCAAATATTTATATAAATATTTTTATTATAATATAATGGATGAGGAACTATTCCATGCAGAAATTAAAACAACCTAAGCGTGTAAAAAAGAAACTTATAATAATGATGTCGGCCAGTTCGGCCGAACATCATAATGGATGGCCACCAGATAGACAATCTCGCAAGAAAGGACCAAAATTAACAATACTATTCAAACACATCAAATAACAATGGATCTCCTCTTTTAAATGTTGTTGCTATTACATCTCTAATATATGTTTCGGTTCTCTTGTCTCCACTATAATTTAACCATTTAAATTTAGATAACACAGATGCATGATTACCTGTCGTTTGCAATATGTCTTTATAAATCTTTATTCTCTTAGGTTCATCCATTGGTTCGCTCCACCAATTAGATTTTGCTATTTTAAAATACTCTGGCCAATCATGTTCCATGGTAAATACAAACCCTTTAGTATAATCATAATCAGGAGTTACTATTAAATCTAGATTAAATTTCATTATACTATATAAGTTTTTTATGTCATAAGTATTTCGCATATATTGTTTTAATTCTTTTCTATATTCTGCAAAGTTGAGTAATAATAAAATTGTAATATATTCTTCAACATCGTACATAGGTTTTAATGTTGGTACTTCTTTAACTTCATATTCCCAAAACCAATCATTTTCTAAATCAAATATAAAGTTATTGATATGTTCATTTATTTTTGAATATATAGAATATACTGTGGGATATTTTGGATTCATAAAAAAGTTATTATGAAAATCTCTATAAAAATCTTCATATAATATATTGTGTGTGAGCTTTAAATAAATTGAAATGTATCGTGTAAATCCAAATCCATGAAAACTTCTTATCATAGCTGAAAAATTATATATATCTATATAATCTAATCTACTATATGTAGAAGTAGATATAACAAATTCGCCTGACGAGGTTACCTCTTTTGGATTATCTTTCTTTCGGCGTCGTTGTTGTGGGTGTCGTTCTATTGTTTCTATCTGCCATTTCTTTTTATAAGCTGGTTCATTGGCTGGTGAATTTGGTAAAATTTGGAAATGAAATACTATAAAGTTTTCTAGTATACCTTCATTCATTACATCAAAAAAGTTTTGTTGCCATCTATCATAATTATCTCCTGGCAATCCCATTATAAAACAAGATTCAATAGGTATATTGTGATTACCAGTTTCTTTTGCTAACTTAATTAATTCTTGATGAGGAATATTTTTTCTGTCAATGGCTTTTAATACAATATCGGATGTTGATTGTAAAGGCAGTACACAAGTGGTTAACATCTCAGCGTCTCTAGCAATTTTTAATATTTCTTTTGTATGGTCTAATTTAGTTTTAGTATGTTGTAAAAAAATTCTTGGTGGATAACCACTCCTTTCTTTAACTTGTGCCATTTTAGATGTTATGTTTATATCTCTGGGAAAAATTCCAAAGTTAGCATTAATAACATCTATGAATCCAATGCCAGCTTCTCCAGCAAACTCTATATCTTTATATACTATTTCTAAAGGAATCTTTCTAATTTTTTGTAGAGTAGAACTACCCCAATCGCAGAATGTACAACCAAATGGACAACCCCTATCACTTTCTAGCATGAGAGCCGTATTGTTTGAGCTGTGACAAAATTTTTTACTATCATGTGCAAGTTCCATAAATTCTTCAGCATAATCATGGAAATATGATTTAGTAAACTCTTTTTTTAATATTGGCATACCAGTATCGCCACCATTCTTTAAAACCAATCCAGGAATATCCTCAAAATCCATAGTACCTAATACAACTTCTTCAACTATTCTAGGAAAGGAAAACTCACCTTCATGTTTAACAACAATATCTATTTGTGGATTTTTATAGAAAAACTCCATGTCTCTGTAATAAGGTTCTGGTCCTCCTACAACGACAAGACAATTCGGGTTTTCTTTTTTTATTTCGGCTGCTAGATTATAATTAGTTTCCCTGTTCCAGGTATAAACAGAACAAGCAAAAATGTTTAGATTTTTTAAATCATATCTAGATAATTTAATATGGTTCTTCCTATAGTATATCGGTTTATACCAATTAACTTCATCACCCAAACCAGGAACATCATCGACAGACCCTTTAAGAATTCCATGTATATATGGTAGATATTCAAAAGAAGTATATGAACATGGATTACTATATAATATATCAATCATTGATTAGGGCCTCATATTCTTTTTTTAATAACTCTGATTTATTTAAATCTATTTTCTGTAATCTTTTAAGTTGTTCTAGTTTAGCTTGGTCGTTAGTGCCTTTTATTTTTTCAAATAAATGTAAAGTAAATCGGTTAGCTTTCTGAAAATCTGATGAGAGCCAATCTTTACCAGTAACGTATGTTCTACATTCAACAAATCCACATTGACAATTTTCAAATTGCAGAACATCATCGTCATGTATAGTACCATAGTCTACAGATAGTTCCTCATCCTTTTTAATATCTGTTAGTGTTTTAATACACATTTGTCCACTAACATAGCAATTAGGTTTACAAGTATGATTGATAGTAGCGGCATATTTATCCGTACCCATTTGTAATAGCATATGCTTAGGGTCAATCTGTCCACCAGTTGCAAAGTTCCATCTTGATTTCACAGCGTTATATTCTTCAACTGTAAGTACTATACCACCTGCTAATACAACTGTTTCTCCAGCATCTATATCTTCTGTAGCAAATCTACCATTGCCGGCATTAGGAATTAATGATGGTCTTACTTCTGTTTGTGGTGACATCCAAGATAAACCAATTGGATTTTTATCCAACCAATCAATCAATTCGTTTATTCTGGAAATTTTCATATAAGTGTTCATACCCTATTGTTAAAGTTTTCACTTGTTCATCATAATCTGTCCAAAGTTCTTGAACATTTCCCCAATGAGATTGGAATTCGGTTCGCAATTCATGTTCCAGCTGCATCTCTGGTTTTGGAATATATTCAAATCCAGTATAGTCTGTATACGGTCTTCCCTTACGGCACCAACTTACAATTTTAGGACGTGGTTTTAAATTAGGAAAATGTGGTATACACATTTCATTTTTATTATACTGCATGGCAACATCAGTATGTTCTATATTATTAGCAAATTTAATTGTTTCCCAATCTAAAAATTGACTAATCTTTAACTCCGGTGTATATTTAAAAAACGACCCAGCACCATTTCTATTTTTATGTCTCAAATATCGTTCTTGACATCTTAATATTTCTGTATCTATATTCCAAGATTTGGTTGCTATTTTTTTATTTCTATGTAAATCAGCTTCTCCATATCCAATCACAGGAAAACCATCAACTAGTTCCATAGCCCATGGAAGAATACAAAATTGAGGAGTCCAAGATTGTATTAATGATCCAATATCCCATGCTTCATTTTCTAAAAATTTTCTATAATCTAAATCTAGAATAAGTGGTTCTATATTATATTCTTCACACCACTCTACAGCAAATTTCATATCATGCCAATTCCAAGAATCAGTCAACCTAATAATAACTATTTTAAAAGGCACACCCGATAATCTAAATGATTCTGCTACTATTTGTGAGTCCATACCTCCACTAAAATAGATAGTGGGTATTTCTCCATTAGCTTCATCATATATAAGTTTTGCTGTTGCTATACATTCTTCACGCCAAGGTAATGGTTCTCTAGTTAATCTTCCATACCTTACAAAAAATTTATCACTATCCTTTTTACGAAATGAAAATGGAATATCATTATAACCCCATACAAATGTATTTCTATAATTCACGAAAGACATAACAATTTACTCCCCAATCGGCCTGTTCAAATTCAGACTCTTTAGTAAATCCAGCTCGAATATATAAAGGTAGTGCTATATTATTAGGGTAACCCCACACACCATTACCACCCAAATCTTTTGCTGTTTGTATTGTTTGTTCCAATAACAATTTGCCAAAACCTTTACGTCTATATTCTGACAAAACATAAAATGATCGGACACGATATAGATTGTTGGGAGTTAAATATACACTGAGAGTACCACAAAGTTTATCGTTTACATAAGCACCAAAAAAAGTTATATTTAATTCATTTTCAGATAAAGTCCACTTTGCACTTTTATTTTTGTAAACCATTTTGACATATTTTTTATGTTCTCTACCAGGATGTAATAATTCCCATAATGGTAATATATCTTCAAATTCTATTGTCCTTATTTTATAATTCACTATATAAATATTTATATTATGAATAAAAGTTATTGTAAAAGGGCTTTCGACCATATCTATTGTGACAGCAGAGGTAGATATAGGCTTTGTTGTCATGCTTTTCCATTTGAAGATAAACCTATATTTAATTCTACAGTAACAACTCCCTTTAAATATTATCTTTCACCAGAAATGGATGAAGTAAGAAAGAAAATGTTAAATGGTGAAGATATTCCCCAATGCGGATTGTGTACTTCCATGGAAAGTGGAAAAATGCTTCCTGAGCATCTCCGTTGGGTCCCAAAGCATCGAGCGACTAGTTGCATTATTGGTCCAAAAACTAACGAAAATATAATTAGTAATGTAGGAATATCCTTTAGAGAGTTTAATAAAATACAAACTGAACCTAGAGATATAGAATTAAAATTAAGAATATTTGGTACTCATTGTAATCTATCTTGTTATATGTGTCACCCACAAAATTCTTCAACAAGAAGAAAAGAATTATCATTATTAAAAAATAAGTATTTTGGCTATGACGACATACCCATAAAAAAAGAACAATACGATAAAACTATAAAAGACGTTCTTGATAATATAGACAGAGTTTCTTCAATAAAATTTACTGGAGGTGAACCATTTTTATTGCCTAGAATGTGGGATTTTTTAGATAAAATTTCCGATGAAGATGCTAGTAAAATTGAAGTTGGTTTTGATACGAATTTAACTTCTATGGACTATACAAAATTTACTTCTGATGTAATATTAAAATTTAAAAAGGTTAATCTTGCCGTGTCTTGTGACCATTATGGTGACAAATTAGCTTGGATAAGATACCCAATGGATGTTAAAAAATTTGAATCTAATTTAAAACTTTATAGAGAGTGGATAAACTTTTTACATTGCACAGCTTCTATATTAAATATAAATGATTATGACGAAATAATAAAATATTATAAAGATCATTTTGATTTAAAATTAAAATTTTGTTCAATTGCATATACCCCTTCTTTCTTAGCGCCAAGAAATTCAAATAATAAAAAAGAATTAATAGAACGTTTTAAAGATAATGAAATTATATTAGCAAAAGAACTTGAAAATGAACCTCATGAATCTGGCCTAGAAAAAATGAAACAATATATATCGGAGCTTAATAAAATTAGAAAAACAGATATCTCAAAATTATGGCCAGATTTGGACGCTTTATGAATAATGAAAAATTGTATGCTGCACTATCTAGAAATACAATAAATTTAGATATATGTGCCAAATGTACTTTGAAGTGTGGTGGTTGTGCTAGAAAACAACATGATAAACACAAAATAAAAGTGCCGGGTGATTATATGTCTATAGAATGTTTTAAAAAAATTATAGACTTTTTCGTAGGCATCTCTTTCTGTGGTCAAATATCAGATCCAATATTACACCCAAATTTACCTGAATTTTTAAAACTTACTTATGAAAAAGGAATTCGGGTCCAAGTTCACACTGCTGTTTCTCACAAACCTTTATCTTGGCATAAAAAATGTTATGAAGCAAATCCAAAGGCAAAATGGTGGTTTGGTATAGATGGTCTTCCAGAAGAAAGCCATAAGTATAGAGTTAATCAAGATGGTATAAAAGAATTTGAAAGAATGAAGTTATGTGCTGAAATGGGATTAAAAACTACATGGCAATATATAATTTTTAATTATAATGAAAATCATGTAGATGAAGCCAGACAAATGGCTACCGACATTGGTGTTTGGTTTATGGAGTTGCGATCCTCAAGATGGAATAAAGAAACTATACATTTAAAACCAAAACAAAAAGATTCTTTTGGAGAAAGAAAAGAAATAAAAAAAATAGATCCAAAGTGCATCGAAAAACTAGAGAAAAAATCAGGAAGTTTGGATAGAAAGGGGCTGGGTCAGTCAGCAACTGGATATCTTCTTCCATGTTGTTGGAAAGATCCAGCAATTCTCAGTATTCAAGAAATTCAGGATATAAAGGAGTTATTTCAAGATCATTTAAAAATAGAAAATGTAGATACTATAGAAGAAATTATATTTTCTGATGAATGGATAAATTTTTTTAAAGTATTAATATCTGATCCAGAAAATGCTCCCGCTAGTTGCAAAAGATATTGTAGAGATAGGGTGCCTGATAACCAACAACATTTAGTAACAAATAAAATAGTTAAATGAAATATCTATAATCTTTCCAATTATGAGGTTTGTTTTCGGATCGGGTGAAGTGTACCATCTTTATATCTGGATGAAATTCTCCTCCCAAATAAACATAATCATTGCCCGTTTGTTTATTATATTTTTTAGTAATATTCGTTTGCCATTCAACACCTTCATCACACCATCTAGTAACCCAAGAATCTGGAAAGGTAATAAGTTCTAATCTTTTATTTACAAAATCTTCTACAAAATATTGTTCGCCGTTTACTGGCCCTATTGTTGTTCCGTTTTTAATATACCAAGATTGCCAGTGTCTAGGATCCATCATAAAAGCTTTGTAGATATATTTACAATCTTTAGGATAGTATTTAAAGAACCCACCATTAATCTTATAGTCGCCTTTAAGAGCTCCACCCCACCAACTAGGCATAGCAAGAAACTGACCGTGTTCTATTGGATAGTCAAAGACTTCTTTATAATTATTCACCAAAAGCATATCAATGTCCATAACACAAACAGGTTCATCAATATCTAGATTCATGGCCGCCATTTTATTCCATTGATACCATATGTCCTTTTGTATAGGCTCTTTTATCCAAACAATTTCATAATCTGTTAATTTACTTTCAAGATAGGTTTCATATTCTGGACCATACTTATTACCTATTCTAACTATTATTATTTTTGTCCGCATATTCTTCAAAAGTTTCCAACCCAGGCAAATACTTTTTGCCAGTAAAGCAGCCTCCCAATTTTGGTATTTTATAACCAACATTCTTTTCTATATTTCTTCCCTTCTCTATAACTATAACATCACATCTATATATTGATAGTGAGTAGATTTCATTAAACTCTTTTGCGGCTTTTAAAATAATATCTTTCTCTTTTATATCTTCACAAAGATAAACACCTTTTGGACTTAAAAGAGGTAAAATCCATTTCATCGTTTCTATTTGTTGTGATACTTTATGTCCGCCGTCGTCTATAAAAATATCAACTTTACCTATTATCGAATCTCTAAAAGAACTATCTGTAATATCACCTATAAGTATATCTATTTGACAATCTCCATTCAAAGCTCGACATTCTTCTTCTTTATCTATTCCGTAAATTTTGCTTTTAGGACCAAAACATGATTTCCACATTTCTAAAGAACCGCCATGGTGTATACCTAATTCCATTACACGAACATTTGTATCATAAAATTTTTTAAAATGGTCGTGATAAATTTGTAATTTTTCAGCACACTTCCAAGATTTCATACCTTCATGGTTATTAAAAAAATATATAAATCTATTCATCAGGCCAATACATATCAAAACGTTTATTAATCATGTGGTATAATTTAACATCGGGATCTAATTCTTCATCTACATCTAAAACTCTAGCGTGCCAATAATAATCTAAAAGAGTAATAGGTACATTATTTTCAACAACTCTATATCCAAAAACAGTTTCATTATCGAAACCAAAGTTCTGTCTTATATCTATAGGATACATACTGTATTCATCATCTTGGAGTTCTTTCATGTACTCCATTAAATTTTCAAAGTCATCAAAATAATGTAAGTTTGCTATTGAATTTGTTGTACCACCCATGATTGCTGTATTCCATGCTTTAACATCCAAAGTTTCGTATTCTCTATAGGTTAACATAGCATGAGCATTCCAATATTTGGAAATAGGATTTCTATTATCATGTGTTTCCATTCTACCAATCATCAAATTGAAACGAGCATCCTCCTTTGAATCTGCTAGACAAACAGAATCTTCCACGTTCCATACATCAAAAAAATCTTTAGTGGTATTTGGTATTACATCAAAATCCAAATACAACACCTTCTCATACTTCTTTGCTGTTTCTACAAACAACCAAATCTTATAAAAATTAAGAATGTCATAGTGTGACATTGTTGGTTGAAGTTTATGTAACCAATCATAAAACTCTCTATACTCTTTATCATCACGAAACAGAATATAATCTGCTCCGATAGCTTTAGCATATTCTATCTGAGCAGCTTCTAATTTTTCAGCATACTTCTTTAATTGTAATCTAGTTCTTTCACTTTTATTAATAGTATCCCATGCATAAGGTTTCTGTTCATCAATCTCATTAGGAGGAATATCTATATAAAGACTATATATTAATTTCTTTTTCATTTAATTTATTTTCAAAATATTTTTTCCAATAACCAACATCTTCTATATACTTTTCATAATCTATATTCATCGGTTCAAAATTACTATGAGGTGTATCGACACTAAAAAATTTATTCAAATAAGTTTCATTTAAATCTTCATATTGTAAAATAGTATGTACTTGTTCTTCCAAAATGGTGTTTATAAAGCCTGTCAACCTTTTATAATTATCAATAAAATCTATCACCGAAACATCATTAACTATTATTTTAAAATCATCAGGAATAATAATTTCTTTACCCGTGTAGTTGAGAAATGTATTTGTTTGATTCGCATAACAAGAACTTATAAACATATCCCAA